GGCGATGTAGAAACCAGCTCAGAGCATGTTTCGTAACGGCATCCCTCGATGTCCAGGCGAGAGTCTGCGCCTCCCGGGTTGGCGGCTAGACACAGGAAGGTAGAGGAAGGTAGAATCGGGAAGCTAAGTAAGAAGGAGCAGAGGAGAGACGCATGAGCAATGATGAAGATCTTCTGGTTGCCGACATCCCGGTGCGGGGACGTGTCAGCAACCAACTCACCCCAGACCAAGCCACTCACATGCACGCCTGGATCCAGGCGCTGCGCTCCGGCGACTACGTGCAAGCCCAGTCCCGGCTGCGCACGCCCGTGTACGTCGGAGACCAACGCAAAACCGGCTACTGCTGCCTCGGCGTCGCCGCAGAAATCGCCATCACACAGGGCTGCCCCATCGCCTGGGGCACCAACAGCATCACCTCCAACACCATCGGCTCCATCGGCTCCATCGGCTCGGACAACACCGGGTACCACGACAGCAGCGGCAGCCTCGCCATCGGGCCGATGATCGAATGGTTCGGGTTCACTGGGAAATACGCCGCCATCGAGGTGCCCTGCAAGATGCTCGGCCGCCGGGGCAGCCGCAACCCCTGCATCGGCTACAGGTTCGGCCACCATGACCCGCACACCTGCGCCCGGCCCGCGTTCGTTGAAGCCACCTCACTCAACGACCACTACAAGTGGGGTTTCGGCCAGATCGCCTCCGCGTTCGAAGACTTCTACTTCCCGGCGGCCTCTGATGGTGAATAAGGAACGGGTCAGCGAACTGGTTGTCGCGTTGCGTTCCGGGGCGTGGCCGCAAACCACCGGCCGTCTCCGCAAAGACGACAATGGCAGCGCCAGCTTCTGCTGCCTGGGTGTCGCCTGCGAACTGGCCCTGCGCCAGGGTGTCGGCCACCGCATCGACAGCCTCTACTACAGCGGCCCGCAAGACGTGTCCGGCGAGGTGGGCCACCGCTACCAGCTGCCCGCATCAGCGATCGAATGGTACGGGTTCAGCAACTCCAACCCGTTGATCAAAATCCTGTGCCGTGAGCTCCCGGCCAACCATCACGCCGCCTGGTGCGAGGACTGCCGCGCCGAGGGTGGCGTGCACCGCAATGAGGAATGCGACAACCTGATCGTCGTCGCTGCCACCGACGCCAACGACGAATACGGCCTGGACTTCAACCAGATCGCCGACGGTTTCGAACGCATGTACTTGGAAGGGGCATGATGCTCGACCAGATCCACGCCGCCCGCCTGTCCGGTTTCATTACCGAACTGCGGTCCGGGCATTGGCTGCAAGCCCAGGCTGTGCTGCGCGAGGAAGATCACGAGGGGAAGGCGTCGTACTGCTGCCTTGGGGTGGCGTCGGAGATCGCCGCCAGCCACGGCGTGTGCACCCGCGAAGACGACACCTACTACTCCCACGACCATGATCCAGACGAGGACGAAGGCGAAGCCAACGAATCTGATCTTCTCTGGGTGGTTTACGAGTGGTACGGGCTGCGCGAATCCAACCCGAAGATCAAAGTGTTGTGCGGCGAAATCCCCGACCAAGCCTCCGTCACCCTGTGCGAAACCTGCAGGCGAGTAGGGGACCGCGACGTCGACTGCAACAACCTCGTCGAAGTCTGCGCGACAGAAGCCAACGACGAAACGGGGCTGGACTTCAACACGATCGCGGACGCGTTCGAACGCACCTACCTGCAGCCGGTCGCCGGTGAATAGGCCACACGTCGACCCGCAAACCGCCCTGACCATCCACGCGCTGTTGCACAAATGCGCCACGGAAGGCCGCGACCCGATCAGGGCCTTGGACGAACTGGGGCATCTGAACTTCCCAGCCCTGGAGGAGCACCAGCTCAAGACAACACTCGGATCGGTAGCCGCTGTGCTCAACATGCTGTCGCTGGACACCATCGTGAAGGTGCTCACCGACCGCATCGGGCAGCCACGTAGACAGCCCATGACTCCACACGAAACAAAGCAGCTGATCGTCGACTGGCTACTTACTTTCGCCGAAGATCCAATCAAACCCACACAGAAGGAGAAACCGACGCAATGACCGCCGATCAGATCATCCTCACCCTCAACAAAACACCGGAAGGCGACTGGAAACTCGGCGTCGCCCAACCACACACCAACAGCGCACCCAAGCCGAAGTACCGGCTGGAACCGGCACGCGACGGCCTGTTCCGGCCGGTGGCTTTGCGTAACGTCTACGACCAGTCCGGCTCCCTTGTCATCCGTGAAGGCAGCCGTGGCGGCCTGATCTGGGGCGAGGAAGCCCTGTCCCAGTTCGGCTCGTGCTGGGTTTCGGAACACGCCCAGGTCACCGAGCGTGCCCGTGTCAGGGAAGGCGCATCTGTTCTGTCCGATGCCAAGCTGTCAGGCAACGTGGTCGCCACCGGTAACTGCTACATCTCCACCCGCGCGCAGATCTCCGGCTACGCCCAAATCTCTGGCACAGCCCAGATCTCCGGCGACGCCCAGGTGAAAAACCACGCCCAGATCCTGGGTAACTCCATCGTCGACGGCAACGCTGTGATCGACGCCGGGGTGCAACTTGTCGGCACCCAGGTCACTGACAGCGCCCACATCGAAAGCGACGATGGTTTCTTCCTGGGCAGCATCTACTTGACCGGCGACATGCAGGTCACCGGCTGCCGCAGCGTTCTTTCGATCTCTACCTGCTGGGGGCCGTTGACGGTGGCCCCGTGCCGGTCGGGTCGCTGGCTCGGCTCGGTCGGATGCCAGCGGTTCCAAACGTTCCACCAGCTGGGTTATCTGGCACGGGAGCACGGCCAGGACTTCGAGCAGGAGATGCTGCCGCATTGGTTTGAGATGATGCGCCGCGCGTTCCAGGAATGGGGGCTGGCTAAGAGCGTCATCGACGAGACCACCGCAGCCCGCGAAACCCACGCGATCTTCTAGACGGTTCGCCTCGCCGACGAAACAAGATGCGGCGCACAATCCAGATCATGGGTTGTGCGCCGCACGAGTTGGAATGGATCAGGGAACACATGGAAGAGATCATCGACGCAACCGATGCGGCGTTTGCTGTCCAGGCCGACGGGGATATGCCGTTGGTGTGGTTTGAGCAGGTCGCCGCGCAGTTCGATTTGACGCCGCCGGTTATTGAGGACCCGGCCCCGTGGGAGTGGGACACCGACCCGCCGTTGGGGGTGTTGGTGCGTGAGATTGCTCAGCGTCTGCACCCGGGCGAGGATGTGACGGGTTGGCTTTATACGCAGCAGCAGCTGGCGTGGTATATCCAGGACCGGGACTTCGTTGATCAGCATCGGGAAGATCTTGAGGAGAGTCTCGCGCAGATGCGCACGGGTGAAGGTGTAGACGTTGATCCGGATGAGTTGCGGGCCGACGTCTTGGATGTGCAGGGGGCCGCTGATTGTGGTGAGGTACAACCCTCGTAGGGCGCTGGTGGGGTTGCTGGTGGTCCTGGCGGCGGCGGGGGTGTCGTTGATTTTTTTGTGCAGTGTCGCGTTTTGGGAGGTTGTTCCTTGCCCCATGATGATGAGTTCATGCGGCTGGTGATCCATGATGCGGTGGTGCGCCGGATTGAGGCTAGGTGGCGTCTGCTGCGCCGCCGCAGACGTAGTTATGTGATGCGGAGGTGGTGGTGATGTCGGGGTTTTATCCGGTGGCTGGCGAGGACCGGGCTGTGTTGGAGGCGTTGCGGGATGAGTTGAAAGCTCAGCGGCTGCAACGGAATTGGACGTATGGGCATGCTGCTGCGCAGGTGGATCGGTCGCATAATTTTCTGTATGAGATGGAGAATTTGCGGTCTGGTTTGAAAATGGACAACCTGCAGTTATGGGCGTCTATATATGATTTGCGGATTGAGTTCAGCCTGGACGGGTTCTGGAATTTTGTCTGGCCCCACGACGAACTGACGATGCTCTACCAACTGTCCCGGCCCTTTGATGCCAAGGATTTTCAGCGGCTGTGGCTGGTTTCTGCGTTGCAGGCGTGGCGGGAAAGGCTTGGCATCACGTCGGCGGAGGTGGGTTATTGGATGGGGCTTACCGCCGGTGCGGTCACCGAGTGGGAACGCACGACGAGTAACCCGTTGATGTTGCGGGCTATGGCGCAGGCCCGGATGGTGAAGACTTCGGTGACGATGAAACTATGGAAACGAGAAGATTGGATATTCAAATGAGCCGATACAAGATTCTGGTTGGCGTCAACGGCAGCGAATACCACACCCTGGACGTTGACGCCGACACCATCGTCCAAGACCCGGTCACCGAGGTCATCGAATTCCGCCGCGACGATGACCTGTTCCCTGTGGCTTATGTGCCACGCGCCCGGATCATCTACATCCAGAACATGACTATGGTCCTGGACAATCTTGTGAAGGACAAACTCGCCACCGGCGGCGTCGTCAGCACGCCGTGGCAGGAAAAGATCCGTCCCCCCAGCCCAGATGTGGACCAGAGATTGGTGATGCGCTACCGCGAGGGGCTGGTCCCAGACCCGATCGGCGACGCGGCCCGCGACGCAGCGAAACGCTTCAACATCCAGGTCAAGGCTGCCGGGGAGCTGGGCGAAAACTGCGCCTGAACATGATTTGAGGCCCGAGCCTGCTAACGACAGGTTCGGGCCTCACTGTCTTCAAGCGTCTCCACGTAGCCCCGCACCAGTGTGCTGAGACCAGCGGCGAGTTTCAGTCGCGCCGGGTCCGCCGAGTTCCTTGAAGGTTTCCTTCCGGTGAAGGTTCCACCATGATGGCACGCCAGTCTTCGAAACGTCAAGGATGTACGTGGAAGGTCGTCGGAGGTTGCGCACGATCATCGGAGGGGGTATTGTGCCCCACATGAACATCCTGAACGTCAAACTGATCTACACCGTGCTTCTGTGCACGGTTACGGCCATGGCAGCAATCTGGATGATCCCACCACTGCTGCGCGAACTCGGATACCACAGCGCAGGCATCGCGCTTAAACCCCTGTGGTTCGCAGGCAAAAGCAACAACCCGCACGACCTGCGCCCGTGGAACCGGCTTCGGTTCTACAACCACCGCCGCGCCTACGCTGGAGAACACCGTGGCGTCAAATGGTGAAACGAACATCGACAAACTGATCGAAGAAGTCCGACGCCCGTTCCTGCCCGACTACCTTGCAGTCCAAAGACTGGCCATCATCTGCGAGCTGCAACAGGCACGCATCAAAGCCCTCGAAACAGAAATCTTCGACCGCTGCATGGACCTGCGCCAGCGCGTGGCGTCCATGGAACAAACCCACCGATAGGAGAGATCGTTGATGAGTTGGCCCCAACTGCCCCAGGAACGGATAGCCGCCGCTACACACCGCGCTGTTGCCCGGGTGCTTTCCGGCGAACCATCGTCAAGTGTGGTCCCGGTGGGACCAGGTCAGGACAAAATCTGCGACCTTGACCAGCTCGGCGTGCTGTACGAAGAATTCGTCGCCCGCCATTCCCGCCACGCCGAAGACGAGCAGTGGCTCAAGGAGTTCAAGGCCCAGGTCAGGCAGTTCTCCGGCGACGCCAACGTGTACCGCTACCGGGGCCGTGTCGTGTTCACCGACGACCGCAACGGCCGCTTCTCCGTCAAAGAACTCGAATCCTTCGATCCTGACATGGTGGCGCAGTACACCCGCATCGTTGCCAAAGAACAATTCGACGAAGACGCCTTCCGCAACGACCACCCGGAACTGTGGGAACGTCTGCGCGCCCAACGGTTCCTCGTCAAATAAACCTACGCAACATCCGAGAGGAGAACGCAGAAATGACCGAAGAAAGGGTGCCCCCAGCTGAACTGGTGCTGCGGGCGGATCCCGTCGACACACCCATGCTGTACTTCGTGGTGTGGGCCGACGGCCCTCTCGCCCGTGACCTGCTGCAATGGAACCAGGAACCCGAACTGGGCAAGGCGGGCACCAACCGCAAAGCCTCCGACATCAAGGTCGCCGAGTACTGCGCCACCATGCTCGCCGACGAATGGCAAACCAACCCGCACCCAGTGGTGTTCTCCGAAACCGGCTGGCAGGAAGACGGCCAGCAGCGGCTCAAGGCCTTGGTGAAGGCGTCGCTGACCCGGCCCAACATCCGGGTTCCGCTGACGATTTGCATCAACGCCCCCGACGAGTCGCGGATGGTGATGGACCTCGGCAAACGCCGCACCCCGTCGGACTTCCTGAAGATGGCTGGGCAGTCCAACACTGTCGTCCTCGCGTCGGCGCTCAAGATGCTTTACAACTACGACCACACCCCCCGCACCGGCCCTGAGGTGTGGCGTAAAACCCGGTGGACGCCGACGCTGCAGGCCGAAGTCCTTGCCGCGCACCCGATGATCCGTGAAGGGATCAAGGCAGCGACGCGGTCTAAACATCTGCTGACTGTCGTGCCCGGCGCGGTGCTGTGGTATCTGATCTACCGGGCGATGGAGGACGGCGGCGAGAAGGCCAACTGGTTCTTCCGTGGCCTGGAACGCGGCACCAACCCCGACGAGCTCGACGCCCGTTACACGTTCCGTGAGGGTTTGGCCCGCGCCTCTCTGGTGCACCGTGACTGGGATTCGGCTGACTACCTTGGTATCGGCATCAAAGCGTTCAACGCGTGGGCTGTCGGCGAGAACAAGTGGGTGTTCGGTCTGCGTAAGAACGAACGCTTCCCGAAGGTCATCTCGGCGGCGCAGTCGCTGCCGCTGCAGAAGATCCTCACCGAGGCGGAGCTCAAGGCCATCGGCGACGCGACGAAGGAGATCAAGACCGGCGACAAGCCGTACGTGAAGTTTGAGCAGCCGTAACCAGCAAACGAACCTAGTAGAGGTGCCATACTATGTCGTATGGCACCTCTACTTACTTTCAACGTCCTTGGGGTTCCGGCCCCGCAAGGCTCCAAGATAGCCCGATACAATAAGAAAACGGGCCAAGCCTACGTTGTGGAACAAAACGACCAGGCGAAGACGAGCTGGCGGCAGGATGTCATCAACGCCGCCATGATCGCCCGTAAGGCGATCAACTTAGACACCATCGACGGTCCCGTGTGGATCGACGTCGAATTCCGGCTGCCGCGTCCCCCGTCGGTGAACGTCAAAAGGCGTCCCTACCCTTGCGTGAAACCGGACGGCGACAAGCTGGACCGCAACACCCGCGACGCGTTGACGCAGGCAGGGGTGTATCGAGACGATGCTCAGGTGGTGAACTGGCGCGGGTCCAAGCGTTACGCCACCGACGATCCGCTTGGTGCGCCGGGCGCGACGATCAGGGTGGGGCTGGTTCCGTTGCCTGAGATCATTTAAAGTGCGTGTAAGCACCGACACGTACCAGGGGGCACGATGAACCTAGGCAACTACGACGCGGACGATCAACTGTCCACAAACGAATGCGCCGCGCTGGCCAGAGTCAACCGGCGCACAGTGGTGACATGGATCCGTTCCGGCCAACTGGAAGCCTCACGGCTGCCGGGACGGCGGGGGCATTACCGCATCCGCTACGCCGACTTCAAACGCTTGGTCACTAAACCAGCAACGGAATAGGAGTCACGCGCTGGCCGGTCCACGCGGCGCGTGACTGAACTCGCGGCCTTGCCCCTTGGTCAGATGCCGGGCGGAGGGTTCTGACTCGGCACGCAGCCATTCAGCCTGTTTGTAGGGCAGCCCTGCTCTGCGTGTCATGACAGTGGCGAGCATCCGGGCGTTGTGTTGGACGCGCCAGCGGTCGTGTCCGGACACGCGCAGCCAAATTTCTACAGCGCCTTTCGGGTTGTTGATGGTCATGCCGAGAAGCGCCGGGTGTTTGCCGGTCATGATCTCGTAGGCCTTGTGCAGCGCGGCGACAGCGTCGGTGTGGGTGAACTGCCCGAGAGGTATCCGGAACACATGGACCTGGATCACGGTGTTCAGGATACGGCAGATGGGCTGTCGGTGCCTTTTTTGGTGGTGATGATCGACGTGAGCAGCGAGAGCAACATCATGAATCCTGTCGCTTCGGCGGCGAACGAAATGTCGAGGTCTTTGAGGCCGGTGACGTCGGTGCCGAGGAACATAATCAGCGACTGGGCACCGGTTTTGATCATGCGCTCGGTGACTTCTTTCCACCACTGTTTGGTGAACATCGCTTACCTCACAAGGGTTACGAGGACGTTGACTGCCAGCAGCACCAGCGACACGAGCGCGGTCAAGCCTGCGCCGGTGACTTGGTTGCGCAGGGTTTTGCGGTCGATGCGATCTTTTTCGATTTCTGTGTCTACGCGGTGGACTTCGGCGCTGGCGTCTGATTCGATGCGTCGTTGTTCAATGGCAAGGTTTTCGATGCGCACCTCTAGGACGCGCATCTCTGCGATGTAGACGTCTCTGCGGACCATGCCTGAGATGGCTTCGCGGAATTCTGAACGGAAGTCGGAGATGGTCCGGGCGATCTCCGCGAGTCGGGGGCCGTCGTCGGGTTCAGGCATTGTCACACCTTGATCATGGCATCGGGATATTGACTTGGGCAACGTAGCTGACGATACGCCGTGCTGTTGCGGACGGGAAGCATTGACACCAAGTACAAGCAAGGTAGAATTGGGGCGTGACGATTACACCGGACAACCCCAAACTCGACCCGATCTCGGCCACCCTCATGGCATTGCGCCAACACGACCCCGTCCTGGGCGTCATGGCCGAAGTCCGCGAAACCTTCTACGAAGCCACCCGCATGCTCTGGGACGAAGGCGTCTCCCGCTACATCAAAATGCGCTACGACGCCATCGTCGACACCAACTTCGGCGGCGACCCAGGCCTGGCATCCGCATGCATGGACGCCAACCTTGCCAACTTCGACGTCGCCCCGACCATCCACCGCGCCTGCGACGTCAGCGACGCACCCCTGATGATGGAAATCGCCGCCTACGCCATGGCGCTGGCCGCCATCAACCAGCAACGCGCTGTATGGCGCACCTTCGAAACGATCATCGACCACCTCTACCGGCAGCTGCCCGCGAAAGCCACCACATGATCCAGATCAACGAAACGCGATGGCAGGAAATGCTCGCCGACCGGCGGCGTCTCATCGGCGAAATACGCACCATGCGCCGCATCATCCACACCCTCATGCGCGCAGCCGCGTTCCACCACGCAGCCACCGCCCCGCAGGAACCATTCCCTGCGTTCGTCGGGCTAACCGAGGCCCAATACGCCTGGTGGCTCGCCGACATCATCGACGCAGAACTTGGCCCGCCAGAGGAGAATTAATGCTCTACCTGCTTGTCACCGGCTCTGGGACCTGGGACGACGACGCCTACATCTGGAGCCAACTGTCCAAGCTGTACCTGCAACACGGGTCCATCGAACTGCACCACGGCATGTGCCCCGAAGGCGGAGCCGACCTGATCGCCGACGCGTGGGGCAACGCGTTCTTCTTCCAAGGAGCCGACGTCGCGGTGGTCCGCCACCCGATGGACCGTCACCAGTTCGGCAAAGCCGCCGGACCCATCCGCAACACCGCCATGGTCAACATCTTCAAAGGCTTCATCAACCAAGGCAAAAACGTTGCCTGCCACGCCTTCCACCGCAACAACTCACGCGGCACCAGCGACTGCGCCTACAAAGCCCTCACGGCCGGGATCCCCGTCGTCACCCATGTGCGCAACGGCGACCAGCCCATCAAAACCGTTGTCGAAGAACAACTCGCGCTGTTCCAGGACGCCGCATGAGCACCAAAATCGTCTACATCAACATCGGCAACAGCGACCACAAACTCAGCCAACACGACTGGTCGCTGTTCTGGCAGCAAGTCGACGCCGAAATCCGGTTCAGCTCCCGCGACATGGGCGGCCCAGTCATCTTCGGAGCCTGGATTTCCTCGCCCGTCTCACCGTTCCAAAACGCCTGCTGGTGCGTCGAGTTGACCGTGCCGCTGGAGCTGCGGCTGCGGCGCACACTCGCGCTGGCCGCCCGCGACTGGGACCAAGACTCCATCGCCTGGACGGAGGTGACGGCTGTTGACTTCATCAAGCCACACCAATGACATCGTCAGACAACTCACCGCCCGGCGTAAACAGCTCGGCCTCACCCAATCCCAAGTCGCCTGCCGCGTACGCGTCGTACGCCAAACCATCGTCGCCTGGGAAAACGGCTACAGCTGGCCCAGTTCCAAACTTCTAGACGCATGGGCGCAGGCGCTGGGAGCCGAAAAGATCGCTCTTATCCTGCCAGGGCAGCTTGTGTGCGAGGTCCCACCAGGCCATCAACAGCTAGTTTCCGACGAGCTTGAAACGCCCGGACCGCAGCATCGGTGGCTGGACCGAAAGACCCGTCTACAAACAAGCTTGCCCCCCACGCGTTCAAGAGCGCCTGGAGTGCCCTTGCGTCTTTACCGAGGATCCCGAGCCGCAGCTCCGGCCACTTAAATCCCATGATCAGCTGCCATGGCGCGGACGAGTTTTCCGCCGCGATCTCATGCAGGATGCTTTCGTGGATGTGGTCGGTGTGCGGGTTCGACCCGTCGTACACCCGTGGCCGGAACCGGTCAGCGACACGGTAGATCCGCCGGTTGTAGATCGTGTACCGGGTCGCCGGGTGCAGCATGCACGAAGCCACCACAACCTCCGGCACAATGCCGTCCTTGTCGATGTCGCGGGCGCGGACGACACCCGTGTTCGGGTCCGGGTTGTGGTCGGAAACCTGCGCCTGATGCGCGGCGTCGCCGATCCATCCGCATGCGCCGTGGTCACGGTTGGGCCAGCGCAGATCAAGGGTGGCCTTCAAGTTTTTCAGGCTGCGCGCCTCATACGCTGCTGGCATCTTCTTCGCCTTCTTCGCCTTGTTCGTGCGCGGGGAGCTGCGATACGTCGAAGTCGCCCAGTAGGGCCTCTGGAAAGTCATCTTCGCCATTCGCAGCTACATCACCTGGGTTGTCTTTCACGACCATGTCACGATGGTACACAAAGACGTCACACGGTGGGGGCGACCACAACACGACGCCGTGAAATGGTGCCCGTCCCAGAGATCACCCGGTGGTACAAGGCGCAGTTGTACTGCGTGCCCGGCGTCAACCCGGAAACAAGATCAGTGTGTGAGGTGCGGTTGACGCCGGTGTTGTCGTTGCGGACTGTCCGGTCGTCTGAGACGGCTTGACCGGCGACCACTGTCCCCGACGCTGGGCCTGGCCCGGTGGCGATCTGCGGCGAGATCAGGCAGATGATCGCCGAGCTTGCCGCGATCTCCGCCGTCCACGTGATCAAAACCTTGCCGCTGGGCGGCGCGATGAAAGCCACCGAACAAAACGAAGAGGGGCCTGCTGTGGTGTAGGACGTGGAGGTGGTGGTGTACGCCTCCTGAGCGAAGTTGGACACCGCACCCCATGCGGTGTTCGCCGCCAAGGCCACCTCGCCGAGGACCAGCCACGACGAACCGTCTGCGCTGATCGCCGACTGCCCCAGCAACGCAACAACATCGCCTACCGCCGGGACATAAAACCCTGCGACACCAACGCTTTCAGAGTCGAACGTGCCGCCTTGCACGGACACGACAAGCGGGTTGACGCCGATGACGGTGCCGATACGCACCGTCGCGGGTTGCCCCCGGTCCTTGGATATTTGATCCAGAAAATTCACGAGGTACGCCAAACCTGCAGCCGCGACCTCGCCGCAACCGTTGTCGCTGTAGCGTCCGAAGAGCTTTGCGCCGCCTGCAGTTGCAGGTTCCCGGCGTTGGTGCTTTGGGTCAGTTCACCTTCCAGCATCGCGATCAGGGTGGTGCCGACGCCGTTGCCGCCGACGGCAAGGGCTGTACCCGAAGCGGTTGTTGTGGACCAGCTGGGGTCGCCGAACGTAACCACACCGCCGCCTGCGCCGACCAAACCCCACAACATCGTCGCGCCGCTGGGGATGGTGAACGCGAACTTGATGTCAGCCGACGTTGATGCGTCGTAGAACAGCACCGCCCGGAACGCGAAGATAGCACCGTTTATCGCAGGCAAAGCCACGACCAGATCGGTGACGTTTTGCAGCGTCGTGTTCGACGGGCCAACGTTTTGGCTTGCCGTTTTGCGGACGGTCGCGAACAGGCTACGCGTGTACAGGCTGATGTCGTTGGCACCGTCGTAGATGTCGACACGGTTTTCCGTTGCCAGACCGGAGATTTCGTTCTCCGCCACCACAGCGCGTTTAGCTGTGCGGTCAGCGACGTCGGTGTAAAGCCGCACCAGTTTCGGTTCTACACCGGCGACGAAGTTCGAAAACGCTGTCGGATTGTTGGCGGCGTCGGCTCCGACGGGGAGGCTGATGCCTTGGTCTGTAGTGGTAGTAGGCATTACGGCCCTCCTATTATGCGAGCCTGACAATCAGACGGACATTTAAATGCAATGTTGCGGTGCCGGTACCGGTGCCGGTGAAAGTTATGACAGTGTCAATGGTTTGCCCTGCCGTCACTATCACCGCCCCGCCAGGAAACGACCACGTACCCGACAACGGCGAACCTGTTTCGTTGTTCACCGACCGGGCGAACTTCGCCGTCGCAGCAACACGGATCTGGATACGGGCATAGGTAACCGTTGTGGCCGTAACGCTTGTGTACCCGTCGACAACATAAATGCCGGACACCGGCGCGACATACGTCGACCCCGCGTTCGTCAACGGTGTAGCCACACCGGAGGCGATACCACCCTGGTTTGGGCTCATGTCCTGCTGCACGTTGTAACGGCCGATGGCGAAATCCCGGTCGGCTGCAATGTCCAACAGTTTCGCGTCGATCTGATTCGCCAACGTCGAAAACGCTGACGCGTTGATCGCGTCGGATTCGCATGGATAGGTGAACCCGTAGATGGGGGTGTTGGCTGGCATCGTCTACACCACCTTCAACGCGATCTCGTCGGAAAGCCGGTGCGCCCAAAAGAAAGAGCCCGTGGCAGCGTTCAAGGTGCTCGACGTGTTGCCGTGCAAGAACTGAAACTGGATGCTTTCATTGCCGTTCAACGCCACCGTTGTACACAAAGTCAAGTCGACGCCGATACCGACGTTGGCTTCGAACTGGGTTTCCAGCATCGTGTATGTGTTCGCGACGCTGGTCGGCGAGAACAAGGTGCGGGTGACAATGGACAGTTGCCGGTAGGTGTTGTCGTCGACTGTGCCGGTGGCGGTGGCGTTGACGAACGCGCCGACCTGCCACACGCCAGCCGGGAGTTGGCTGAACGTGGACCCGAACGTCGGCGACGGGGTGAAGTTGGTGAACGTCAACGTGGCGAAGGTGTCCAACACTTTCATGACGTTCGCTGTGCACGCCACCGGCGCGGCCAAGGTGCGGATCAGCGTCGGCAGGTTGGCCGCCGAACGCAGCGAACGTTCCACCGGGAACAGGCATGCCTCGGCCGCCAACGCGGTCTGCTGCAGTTTCAATGCGACAGCCGCGTAGTTCGCCGGGTCCATGCAGTCGAAACATTCGGTCACGGCGTTGCCCGATCAGCGATCCAATAGGCGGTGAACGTTGCCTTTTCCACGATCACCGACAAGGTGGTGGAGTCCGTCCGGGTCACAGTCAACTTGCGGCGCACGGTGCCTGTGGAGACGGTGACGTTGGAGGTGTTCAACCCGACCGGGGTGTAGTTGGTGCGGTCCAAAACCTGGTCCTGGTCGCCGCTGATGGCCAGGACGATGAAGTTGTTGTTTACGCCGGTGGCTGTGACCGTCGCCGATCCGATCAGTGCGATGCGGCCAGCCCGGTTGATGGTGATACCTGAAGGGTCGGCATCGAAATCTACCCATCCCACAGTGTCGGATGTGACGCTGTCGAACGGGATTTCCGACCCGGACACAAGCGTCACCGGTGTGGTGACTTCCATCCGGGCGATAGGTATCACCGGCACAGTGCGGTCGATGACCGCCTGGAACCCGTCAATGACCACTTGCAAAGCGTCGGTGAAGTCGCACCATTGATCAGCGAAGTCGCATGGGGCGTCTGTGCCGGTGGGGTACGGCAACGCGAAGTTTGCGGTGGTCGCAGTCAACGCCGTCCCCTTCCTACACCTTGCTCAGCACAAGTGACCTAGTAGACACCATCATGTCACCCGAAAGGTCCAGCGGCATAGTTAACCCAGACACCACCTGGATCACCCCCACCCGGCCGTTGATGTCCAGGCTGAGCACATCCCCCAGTTCAAGCGACGCGTCAGGTGTCAGCGTCAAATCCCACGCCTCCACCGGGGCCACCGAGTTCGCCAGCAACGTCGCTGCAGCGCCCTGCGCAGCCACTTGCGTCGACGGGGTTTGCAGCCGCTCCAGAAGACTTCTGACACCGAACCCGCCGCCGACGTAGGTGGGGCTGGCCGGGTTGTTGTCCGACGCTGTGGCGTACACCGGGGCGTCTCCGTTGAGCCGTTCCCCGCTGACCGTCACCACGTTGAAAATCGACTCCCGGGAACGTTTCGCTGTCCAGTCGTTGACCGTGCCGCCGTCCTTGTCCGTCAACGTGATCACCGGCGAGGACGCGACAGTCCACGGCAACACCCGCATCACAAACGAACCGTCAGCCAGCGCATACCACACCGCAGACGCCGAAGACGCCATCTCATCCAACGCCGCCGCCCGGTCCAGTTCCCACGTCAACGGCTTCACCGGCGTCGAGAACGTGTCCGACACCCCGAACTCGGCGTCGGGTACAGCGTCGCTGACCAGACGAACGAACTCGGTGTAGACAGTGTTGACTGTTTGAGAACTTTGCGGCGAAACAAACTCGGCGTCGACGACATCGGCTGCCCTGTCCGCGCAGGACACAAGCACCTCCGCCGAGGAACCCGACTGGGCGACGTCGCGGATCCTGCCCCGGAACACCGGCCACGTGTACTTCGCGGACCCGTCGCCGAGACGCACCCCACGGAACACCCGCAGCTCGTTGCCGAAAGGTGCCAGCAAGTCGCCGGTGTCGGCTGGGTACAGGTCGAACGGGACGCTGATCTGCAGGTTACGTGTCACCCTGGATCCGAGGGTGGCGGTGATGGTGCCGCTGTAGAAAACCAGGCCGCCTTCCGGGTCGCCTCGGTCCGCCGCTGGGATCAGCATCGCCAGCGGCGAACCGGTCCCGGACCACACCTCTATGCGCACATAGTGTTCGTGTCCTGCCGCGAGGACGTCGCGGTACAGGGCGTCTGTTCCACCGGCCAGCATGGCTACAGCCCGTTCAATAGCTGGGTCCAGGTACGGCCGCCGCCGGACACTGCTGTCCAGTCGGCGAATTCGGTGTTGACTTCGTCCCAGGTGCGCAACGCTTCGGGGTCGGATCCGGGGCCGTCGGTGGAGGCGCTGCCCAGTAGAAGGTCAAGCCATGTCAAAGCGCCGATGGTCATCGACGTCCACGAGGTGTAGACGTCGCACATGTCTTGGATGCGTGTTCCGCAGACACCGTTGGACGGGCCAGCGGGTCTTTGTGTGGTGACGTAGGGCAGCGATATGACGCGGAAGTCGTCGCGTTGGTCGACGCCGATGCGGGCTTCGACTTCCTGCCCGACGGTGATGTAGCGGTCGGCCATGCAGTAGGTGGCGGGTAGCTGCAGCAGCAGTTCGTTGCCGGGTTCGTTGATGTCGATGACAGCGTCGCGGGCTTGGCAGTCGTGGGTGATCAGCCGCAGCTCTGAACGTGGGGAACGGCGGGAACGGTTGGTGGGTATGGGGAATTGGCGGTTGACTGGTTCGTTGACGACGGTTGACGGCGGCCGTTCGTCTTGGGCCTGCCCGGCATATGAGATGCGGTGGTCTTCGTTGCAGTCATTCAGCATTGGGCTGCACAGGCCGATGGTCAGGTCCAGGCAGGGGTTGGTGGGGTTTTTGAGGCGTACGTTGGTGGTGTCTGTGACGGTGATGGTTGTGCATACGTTGACGGTGACTGGCCGTTCCTGGGTTAGTTGTACTTGGTCGTAGTAGAACAGTGTGGTGTTGGGTGCGATGCCCAAGGCGACCACTCGCATGTCGGTGACGGTGGCGGTTTGGGTTGGGGTGTAGGAGACGCTGATATAGCGCCATTCGTTGTCGTCGATGATTTCGGCGTTGCTGTAGAACGTCACCACACTACTGTCCGCATAGGACAAAGTGACCTGGATTTGGACAGCGTTGTAGCCCTGCGGCGACATCACCCACGCCGACACCGTAATCGGGACGTCGGCCAGGATCCCGGCGATGGCAGGTTGAACAATGCCGCCGGACGCTGAGGTTCCATCCGGTGTAAACAGGCCCGAGAAAGCCCCAGAATGGAAAAACGCACCCGACTGCACCAGCGTGCCGCCCGAAGGCGTCCACGGCGCTGTGCCTGTTTCAAAGTCAGGGTTCTGCGACAAAGTCGTTTCGACACCCGAAGCGATCAAACAGTACTGCAGCAACACATTCAGCGGCGGCTCAGTGTCATACCAGATCCCCTTCGAACACGACAGCAACAAATTGCCGTCGCTGTCGTAGGCGACATACGGCCGCAGCGTCACCACCTCACCGGTGACAGTGTTGGTGCGCTGCACACCCGCATAGGTGACCGAAGGGGTGTCCGTCCAGTCAGCCTGGACACGGACGTAAGCCTCCGTGGCGAAGGCAGTCGCGGAGATCGTCGGCATTTACAACCCCCTCGAACCGAACGCCATGCTTGTCGCCAAAGCTTTGTTGTTACGGTCCACCACACGCACCAGGTACGGCTCCAACTGGTCGTTACCCAGGTAGACGTAAACCATAGTTTGGCCGCTGCTGCCCAGCATGTCCGCCAAACCTGACTGCTGCGCCAGCTGCGCCGCCCGTCCAGGCCGCGACAGCGGGATGATGACTTCCGGCCCTGCCTCACCAACAATCGCGGCGGTTGGGCCGTCGACGATACCTCCGGCGGCGTACTCGGAGAACGGCCTGGTGCCGCTGGAAGGCAACGCGTGGCCGTTGAGTTGGGTGGCCTGATAGTTCGCCCGCGCCAACGCGTCTGCGGCTTTGTTGGCGTCGTAAAGGATTTTGTTAAGCCACCCAGTGTTTGGCTCTGGAAGGTTGACAAGGTTCACCGACTCGCCGTAAAGCCGGTGGAGCATGTCGACGTCGACACCGCGTGCCCTGGCGATCGCTTCGATCTGGCGGACTTCCTGCTCGTAGAATCCCCGGGCTTCTTCAGCGTTGAATTTGCCTTGCTGGTAGTACAGTTCCGCCTGAGTCTGGGCGTCTTTGAACGCGTCGGTGAACGCGCGAATGTTCTCGCGGCCTTCTTTGCCGGTGGTGTCCAGGGTCCGGCCGTTCTCTTTCAATGTTTCGTCTAGCCGGTCGATGGATTCTTCGTAGTCCACGTTGGCGTCGATCAGGTTGAACGCTGCGTCGCGGGCTTGGTCCATGGCCTTGGCGGCGTCTTTGATTGCCTTCTCTTGGTTTTTGGTGGCGGCGACGGTGCCTTCGATTTCGTATGACAGGTCGTTGAGCGTTGCGCCGTACTGCCCTGTCGACTCCTGGGCAACGTCTGATGCTTCAAAGAATTTGGACAGTGTTCCGGTGAGAAGCGGCACGGCTGTATAGATTTTGCGGATGAACCCGTAAACCTCGGTGAGGATCTTGATAAGGTATCCGAGTTCGACGATGAAATCTGCGGTGAGGTGGATCAGGTCACGGAACGCGGCCTGGCCGTCTTCTCCTGTAGAGACAAGGATTTCCAGGAAGTCGCCCAGCGCGTCGCCTATGACTTCGAACCCGCCGGATAGTTCTTTGACGAACGGGTCAAGGTCGTCGGACACGTTGGCGATCGACCCGATGATTTTGTCGAACGCGCCGAGGACACCACGTTCCAAAGGTTCGACGAACCCGGACGCGTTGGCGAAGATTTTGCGTAGCTGCGGTTCCCAGTCCAGGAACGCCAAACCGATCCGGTCCAGGCCTTTGAGTGTTTCTGCCACGAACGGCTGTGCCAGGTTGGCCAGGAACACACGCAGCCCGCCGAATATATCGCTGGCCTTGGTGCGGACCTCTTCGAACTGGAAGGCCAGCAAAACACCAAGTCCTGCAACGGCTGCGCCCAACGCGCCGGAGACGGCACCGGCCAACGCGCCGGAGATGAACGGCAACGCGAGCAGGATGCCGCCGACAATCGACGCTTTTACCTGCATAGGCAGGGCGGAGATACCGTCGTCGAGCGCACCGGCCAGAGCGGCGGCGATGCTGATCATCCACGGCTGTTTCTCTTTTTTGGCGTACCGTTTCTTGGTTTTCTTGTCGAATTCGTTGGCGAATTCGTCGGATGCTTTGCCGCCTGCGTCGTGTGCGCCTTTGGTCAGGGCGTCGCCGAGTCCCTTGTGGACGTTGTTTTCGGCGTCTTTGACCACCTTTTCGACTTCTTTTTTGAGGTCGCGGGTGAAGGGACGCATGTCCGCTTTGACGGCGATGTACGCCTCACCCAGGGTTGCCACAAGGACATAGTAGATCAGAGCGTCTTAGTTAGTCAGCGGCGAATGCCTGCGCCATCGCCTGGATCTGGGTGAAGTCCCGGCGTACGGCTACACCGGCGGGGATACGGTTGAGTTCGATGTCGAACAAGGTGCGGCCTTTGTCGTCCTGCCCGTCCCACAGCATCATGTAGGCGGCGTCCAGCCAGTCGGGGAACAGTACGGTTCGGGCGTTGATCCCTTCGCGGAGCAGTCGTCCGTTGACGTACTGCCAGCCTTGTAGGCATCGCCGGGACAGGTTGAGTACCCACCACCAATCACGCCCGCCCGCTCGGCCAAGGGCAACACGAGCTGCGTTGGCCCATCGATCGTCACGATCATCGAAAGAGTGCGACACCGCGAGCATGGCCTCGCATTGATCGTCACAAACCCCTCCGGGGAACACACCGGCGAGGGTTTCCATGTCTGCCCCGACCAGCCCCAGCCAGTCATATGCGCAGTCAGGGTACAGGTCCCATTCGATATCGAAACATGTAACGCGTACTCGTTCGGGACGGAGCCGGGAGAGGACGTCAACGCTGCGCCCGGGACGCATTCGCCGTCTTCTTCGCCGGGGCTTTCCTGGCTGGTGTCTTCTTCACCGGCGGCGGGGCGTCGTCCGGTGCGGGTTTAGGTTTCATGGCACCGTTGGCGAACACCGGCATGATGTCAGGGATGTCGATGTTACCTAGAAGCATCTGCTCTTCGACCCAGTCACGGTCTTCGGGATCGACAAACTTTGTTTCCACAATGTCCAGGATGGTTTTGCCTATACGTTCGGCCAGGTCGCGGCGGGTTTTCGTGTCGGTGCTTGCGTCGAACTGTGATTCCAGCCGGGTCAGGACGCGTTGCAGCATCATCAGCTGGCCTTCGGAGCTGGGGTGGAACCGCATGGCCCGCCCCTTAATCGTCAGCTCAAAAATACCTTTGTCAGCCATGCCGACTATGTTACGGCAAGCGCGAACGAGTCACAGGAAGTGACGTCGTCCGGAACCCGTTAGCCCGCCCGAACTGATGCATCGGCGTCGTCAAATACCGGATAGGACGCTTGTTACCCGGGTGGGTCACCTGCGCGAAGAAGAAGAACCGGCGCGCGTGGACACGGGAGCGGCCTTTGCGGCGGCGGCCACGAGCAGTCAGGACCGCCATCCCCCGCTCCCACTCAAACTTGAGCGTCTTACCCTTCTTCGAATAGATCCGATGCGGCTGCGAACCCTGATGCACAGTCGCCGCCCAGTTCGCACTTGAACCGACCCGGCCCTCCACCACATCCAAGCTCATCGTCACCGCAGACTTCAGGCTGGTCTGCAGCGGCTGCCCCAGTTTGCGTTTCCCTGAACCAGACATGTGCGTGCCCCGAGGCGCAAGCCGTCTGGCACCCAACAGGATTTCGTTGCAGGTACGCCGCACCAACGGCCGGGTCACCTTCTGCGCGAAGGCATGCGTCTTAGGTTTGTCAATCACGACCCTTGCCATGACGTCTCCTATCCGCCCAGTCCCAACCCCACACCACCGCCAGGAACACACCCAGCCCCAGCAAAATCCAGTGGATCGGCTGCATGGCTAGTCGCCTAGGGCGGCACGCACAAAGCAATCCTTCGCCTCAAGTAGCTTACGCAACCCGGCGGTAAGCTCCGGCCCGTCCGCGAGCTCGTTCAGCATCACCTCCGCCAGCAAGCAGCACTGCTGCGAAATCTTCTGCAGGTCATCGCGGCCCAGATGGGTGAAGCTGAAAAATTTGGCCAGCGACACCACGCTGGGGTGGCGGCCTTCGTAAACCTCCGGTGACATAGCGGACTCCTTAGCAGCAGCGCGGCAACGACATGATCACCGGAAGTGACCGTTCGATACAGTCGGCCGTCAGGTTGACAGTTGATGTTCCTGCCAACCACAGCGTGCCACGTGAAAGCTGCGGAGACCAGCAACAAAGCGCCTTCCGCATCGCCTCAAGATCGTTCGCGTCGGTTTGTGTCGCAGCCGTCCAATCCACACACGTCGGCCCGGCCGGATCCCCCATCCCCGGCACACACCGCACCGTCCCCAACGTCAACTCCACCGCCCAAGACACCGGGAAACAACCCGTCCCCTTACCCGGCTCCACATCAGGGGCAGGGAAATTCGACGACGGATACATGTTCCCCAAACGCACATACGCCAACCCGGGGCAGCACGACTTGTCGATGCTGTTCTCCGCATTGAAATCGTGGATAGTCAAATCGCCGGTGCGCAGACAACAGTCCGCCGGAGGGTTCGGATACGCATCCAACGCCTCACACAAACAAGTCAACAGCAGATTCGCCCTGGTGATCAGAGTCGTCTCATCAGCCATCAGGGACTCGTCACCGTGCGAGGCACGTTAAGTTCCGGCGCGTAAATCCGCAAACGTTGATGGTTCTTGTACGGGTTGAACGCCATGATGATCGTGTCGACCTCCCACAAACCAGTCAGCCCACCTTCCAGAATCGCCTGCGGATCCATCATGTCGATGGTGATGCCGTTACGCACCAACGAAGACACCCGAGGCGACAGACGGCAATCCCCGCCAGTGCACGCCTTACCCCACTCACACGCCAACGTCGACGCCGCCCGCAGCAACGCAGGCGGTGTCGGATCCCCGCGCATGTACGTCACCGTGAACACGTTGCTGCCATCGTCGGTGTCCATGTCGGCGCAGATCGGCCAGCAGTCACCGTCAGTGCGGACAAGCCAATGATTGTCGTCCACACGATAGGCGGAAGGATCCACCACCACCCCGCCGACGGTGACTTCCAGAACCGAATCGACCGGCCCCATCAGCCGCACCTGGCAACGCGGGTCGCAGCAGCACACACCTGGGCATGCACAGTTGAACCACTGCCCGTTGAAAATGTACGGAGTCCACGTGCCGCCGGACCAGTCGTAGCCCCAAAACTCGCCCAGACCGTCCTGGCAACGTTTCATCCCACACGGCCGCACAGTCATCTGGCAGGTGCCGAAAATCCGGCCGGTGGCGGCCCACAACACCACCGCCGCATAGTCTTTCGCATCCGCCTTGATGGTGGTCGAAAACCCTGCCCAGTCGGTGCAGCAGACAGGGTCGGGGATAGCCCATCCGCATGGCCCCATAATCGTTCCTCCTGCCGCCGAAGCACCTGTGAGATCAAGAGTAAGCGGTGGCAGCGTCAGATTCAGCACGCCGCTGACCGGCAGCTGGCCTTGGCTGTCGAACTCCAACGCTGGCAGGTTCAAGTCGACGACACCGGAGATGGTGACCTCGCCAGCAGAATCGAACTCCAACGCGGGAACGGTGGCGTTGAGCACCCCGGCGGCTGTCAGCTCACCCGCAGAATCGAATTCCAACGCCGGAACATTCAGGTTGACGGTGCCGGTGATGGTCGAATCGTCAACAGCGATGTCGACAGCGAAGCTGCCGTTGGTGAAAGATTCGTCGTCCGGCGGCGTCGACGCGCTTGTCCCGCCGGAGTCGCGGAAGATGCAGTTACCCGACAGCGACCCGTTGCTCGGGTTACCGAAACCGGATTTGAACCAGTAGTTTGATGTCTCCGAACCGGGGTGGAAGATGGTGACGAAATAGAAATCGTTTTGCACCAACGCCGTGTTCGCGACACCTGGCACCGCAACCTCGACACCAGCCGAACCGGTCAGGCCGCCGATGTCGATGTCCTGGATCAGTGTGGACGCAGAGATCGGCGCGGCGCGTTTCCACAACTGCCAACGCGTCCCGGCAGCGAACACCCCGGCGTTGTTCATCTTCACATAACCGGCCACCACAATTTTGCCGGTGGCGTTGGTTTTGAAGTTCCAGCCAAGCTGACGCGCCTGCGGCGAAACCGCCCCACCCGAAGTGTTGATCGACTCCAGCGTTGCAGTGTCAGTAAGTAGTCGTGTCGCGACCACGCCAGCCTCCTTATGTGCTGGCTGGCGTTGTCAGCGTTCCCGCAGTGATCTCCACTGTCACACCGGTGCTGATGGAAGTCGTGTTCAACTCCAGCTCCCCGCCGCCGCCCGTCGCGGTGACCGCCCCGTCCATGACAGTGTCGCCGGAGTTGTCGGTGATACGGAACCAGCCAGCCGTACCCGTGGCCGCGCCAGTCGTCGACAGAACCGGTGTGGCGTCCAACGTGTTGACACCCAACGCCGCAGCACCAAACGACGGATCAGCCAAAGCGAACGTGGCTAGCACAGTGCCGGTTGCGGGGTCGTTGGCTGTCGCTGGCTGCGCACCGGTGCGGATTATCAGAGCGCCCGCGCCGACGTCGGCGTCGACCAACGCCGCCACAGCGTTACCGGCAGCGTTACGCGCTGCTGTCGCTAGACGTGTCGCCATACCCCTTCTCCTGCCCAAGTTGAGACGGCGCAACCTTTTGCGGGGCTGCGCCGCCCTGCACATTTACGGAATGTAGATCTGCTGTTCAGTCCACACCGTTGTCACCGACGCGTCGGCCACCCGGATCGTGAACACACCAGGCCGGTAGGCGTAGGTGTGGTTCGACGCACCGGATTCGGCTGCCCCGTTGGTGGCGTTGCCGTCGCCCCAGGTGATGTTGACTGTGCCGTTGCCGGTGAAGTTGGCGTAGTTCAACGTGGTCGCCAACGGGTTACCGCCGACGTTCATGGTGATGCTGGAAATCGTCGGCGACGCAGCATTGTCCGCAGCGCATGTCGTCGGGTTTTGGAACGCTGCTGTGCCGTTGTTCGCATCGAACGTGATGTTCGTACCGGCGACATACCCGGACAGCAGGTCCGCGCCGCCTGGCTCCAACGCCAACGCGCCGATCGAAAACAGCTCTTCCGGAATCCAAATCGACGGCTGCGCAGTTGTCGACAACACCCGGATCCGGGCGTTGTTTGCCGTGTTCCCGACACCGCCCGCCCAGCAGGAGACACGCTGAGCAACCGTCTGCAGCATCGCATACGTCGGGACGGTGATGGTCAAAGATCCGCCTGCCACAGTGAACCCCCTTTACGAGACGGTGATGGTTGAGGAAACGTAGTCGGGACCTGAGTAGTTCAACGGCCGGAACCTTGCCGTGTAAGAACCCACGGCGTAGGTGTGGTTCGCCGACGTGCCTGATGTGACTGTTTCCACGGTCAGGTCGCCCCAGTCGATGACAGCCGGAAGGATCGGGGTGCCTTCGAACGTTGGGAACGTGCCAACGCGGACCACAGCGGCCAGACCGGTCAGCGGGGCAACCGCAAACGTCGGTGTTAGATCCTGGCAGCCGCAGTGTCCCGGAGGCGGACCCAGCTTCGTCCACTGGAAACACTTGTGCGCGGCCGGGTTGATAGCCACCAACAGGTCGTTCGGTAGACCTGCGTTGGTGCCGGTTTCGTTGAGGATGACGTTGTACGGGCCGGTGCTCCACTGGTTACCGCCCCGGGTGATGCCGGAGACGGTGAAGTTGACGACACCGTTGTTGATGGTGACGTCGCCGATCATTCCCTGTGTGATACGCGGCAGGACACCGTATCCGTAGGCGACTGCTTCGTCTTGGCATTCGTCTTCGGTGTTGGTCCAAAACTCCAACGCGAAGTTCGACGCCGCCGGTGAGTCCGGCATTGTGCACCAGCCGACAGCTTCCGGCGTCACCGCATCGTTGAAGATCAAAGGTTCGGCGGAAACAATGTTGAACAGTTCCGGGTCGACGTTGCAGAAGGTGACCGTCACTTCGTACCAGCGAAGGATCGGGGACTTCGGCTTGTCCACGCAGATGTCGCCGTTCGCGTTGAGCTGCAACGCGTCCTGGCGTTCCTGCAACACTTTCGTCAGGGCGATGTCGACAAACGATTCGGTGGTTGCGAAGTCGCATCCGTCCGAAGCGGATGTCGGCAGTTCCCCGCAGGTGCCTAGGCGTGTGACCCGTGCCGCTGGCGCACGGACAACGGAGTGGCATACCGACGGCATTACTCCTCCTTCTCAGGGTTGTCGTCCGTGTTTTCCACGGCTGTTTTGCGTGGCCGCCCACGCTTCTTCGGCTCCGGCAGCGGCGTGTCCGGTGTGTCGTCGAAAACTGTGCTGCCGGAAAGGTTTCCTTTGCCGTCTTCTTCCATCCGGGCCAACAGTTCGATCGGCACGGAGAAACCAGCCGTTGGCCAGGTCACCCACTGGACTTGGTTAGGATGGTTGGCGACGGCGAGAAGCCGCTGGCCGATTTCCTTTTCCCGCCCAGGTTCCGGGCTGACAATGATCACGTCCACAGGGTCACCGCCTTAGCGAACCCGCCGCACTCGTATGTGACTACATATTCGCGTTCGGCGAGCATCAGCATCTGGTTCGTGGCGCGGTTCAAGGAACCTTCCACCGGCGCAACCTGAATGTCGTTGTCTGAGGTGCGCCACACTGTGGTCTGCCCGGTCAAATACATCCAGAACACGCCGTCGGCTGGCGCGGCACCGGCCGGGTCGTTGTTGGCGTAGCAGCCCGTCGACACGACAGTGCCGATCGGTGTGCGCCAACGCGTCCCGTCGAATTCGATCAGGTGCGCCTCTTTGAGCGCGTTGAACACCGGGATGGCCACATGCAGATATCCGGGCACACCGTACTGGGTGGTGTTGCCGGTGAACCCGCAGTAGCGTGCCCGTTCCAGCTCGGACAGGACCTGTACAACTGTGTCGCCTGCGCCGGTGACAGTGATGATGCCGTCGGCGGTGACAAGGCCTGGGCCTTGCCCGAACGACGAGTTGGAGAAGATCTGTTCCACCATCGACTGTTCGACGCCTTTGAGGCGTTCGATGACGAAGGCTCGTTGCTCGTCGAATGTGTAGCCAGCCGAACCGCATTGCACTGTCGCAGCGACCATGAACGGCAACCCGACGACATTGGTCAAACCGTTGCCGGTCCAAAACCCTGCCTTAGAGTTTTGATCCAGCAGGCATTCGATTTCGTAGCCTTGCCCGATGCCGCAGATCGCTGTCTCGTAGCGCACACCGCCGTTGCGGGCGTGGGTTGGCAGATCCAGCGGGCCGACCGCAGCCTGGAACAGGCCGTAACGCAAAGGCGCGTTAGGTGTCGGCTTGGCAACTGGTACTGCCGGGATTGTCGCTACCATCGGTCACCTCCTTAAGCGACTTGATGAAGGGGAGCATCCGGGTGGATGCTCCCCGTCAGTTCACTTACGGAGTCACGTCCGCGCAGGCGACTGCACGCTGGACGCCTGTTGAACCGTTGGCGCAGATGTTGATGGTGTATGCCCACGAGAACTGGCACATCTTCATCGGCTTGAAGCCGTCCTCCACAAACAGCTGCGTTACGAGGTTCTGCTGCAAATTCGTTGAGTCGTAAACCGTGTCAAGGCGCACGACGTCTTGACGGCCGACAACCCATGTGCCTGGCAAGTACACCAGGAATGTGACAGCTGTCGGGTTGTTGAACAGCGCTGCAGCGATCGGCCCGGCCGGGTTACCGAACTGGTGGTTGACGTCGATCGCGCCTGCACCGTTGGTCGGGTCGAACGCGTCCTGCCAGTTGTAGATCCACTGGACGGACACGTAGCGCCGGGCCAGCGCGGCGTCGATCATTTGGTCGGTTAGCTCTTCGGTGTGGGTGGCGTTGCGGCGCAACCAGTCCGAACGAAGCGCTGTGCGTACCCAGTACGGGAACACCATCTCCACCATTTGGGTGCGTGATGTGCGGTAGGCGTAGCGCACGTTCATCGCCACCATGTCGATAGCGCCCATCAGCTGCGACCACACCGAACCGTCGGTGACCCACGGGTCCAGCGTCGACAAGACGATGGAGGTGGAGTTCGTTTCGATTTCGTTGACGATTTCGCGTGACACCAGATGCGCCATCGCAGCGGTTGCGCCGCGTACGAACTCGGAAACGAACTCTGGGTAGCCACGGTTTTGCAGCAGCGAACCGGTCAAACAGAGCGCGGCGACGTTGAGACGGTCGTCGACGAAGCTTGGGCATGGGATTTCCACACAGGTCTTTGCTGTGTCGGCGATGACCTGGGCTTCGGTCAGGATGTTGAATCCTGGGATCGGAAGGACGAGGTCGTTGCCGAAGAAGTCAGCGAAGTCCAGGCCCTGGTTGTGTAGCAGGCCGCCGCGACGCAGGATCATTTCCGGGGCGTTGAACAGGCCGTCGGTGGTGATCGGTGAACAGATCGAGTAGTCCGGTTCGGATGGTGCACACCAGCCGTTCGCGGCGACCAGCGCGCCTTCTTTGCCTGCAGAGTCGGAAACTGACTTCAGTTTCTGGAAGGCGGTGTCGTGTCCGTCGCCTTCGTTGATGACCTGCTTGTCGGGGAAGTTGCGCTGGATACGGGCCAGCGGGTGTTGCATCCGTGCGCGTGCTGCTCCACGTGTTGTGGTTGGGTATGCGCGGACGCGTGACTCGAACGCTTTTCCGATGGTTTCCCATGTCAGGACTGAGCCGGTTGGGAAGTCGGCGATGTCGGCTGCAGCCACGATGGTGAACGTGTCGCCGCCTTCAGCGATGTCAGCAGCCGGGGCGTGGACGGCTGCGTCAGCAATTTGCACGCTGCGGCGCGGGGCGTTTTCTGTTGCTCCGGCTGCGGTGATGGTTGCTTCGACGATGGTTGCTTGGTCGCCGATGCCGACTGTGGTTGTGGTTGCTGCGACGTCTTTGTTGCCTTCGGCGTCGAAGCCTTGGTTGGCGTCGGCGACAACGACGGCTGGTTCGTTGACTGGTTCGACGGTTTCGGCTGGCGCTGGGGTGTGGGAGACGGAGGCGGCGCGGAGGCGTTCTGCGCGGGCCTGGCGTGTTTCCAGTTCGGTGGCAACTGAGGCGACGAAGGCCTGCAGTTCTTCCATGTGGCCGAGCTGTTCGTCGGTGACTGTCTCTTCGGAGACGGAGGCGGTGAGGGTTTCCAGTTCAGACTTGGCGAGTCCGGCTAGGTCGGATAGGCCTGCGACGCTGAAGTTTTTGAACTGGTCGACCGCTGGAGGTGTGAACATTTGCGGTGTCCTTCCGGCACGTGGATATGTGTTTCCGTGTCGGCAGGCTCACAGCGCATCACCTGGGTGTTGATGATATCGGATGTTGTCGCCTATGTCTATTAGGTGACAGGCAAGTCAGAGTAAGGTAGTATTCGGGCATGAAGGTGTGGGCCATAGTCACCACAGCACTAATCGTCACCGTCATAGCCCAACTCATCACCGCCAGGAGCCTGTGATGGACATAGAAAACTACGCCGCCATGACCGACCTGCAACTGCTCGCCCTGGCCGAAGACTGGTTCAACCGGATGGTCTACCGCTCCGAAAAAGCCCGCATCGCCAGCGAAAAATGGGAAGCCAAAAAACCCGGCGTCGTCGAGCACCTCAAACGGATCCCCGGCAACGAAACCGACTACAACCTGCGCGCGGCCATCGCCAAAAACTACACACTCACCGACCTGATGGACGCCTGGTCGTGGAACGAACGCGACGCCAAACTATGGGCGTCCAACCTCGCCGGGCTACACGCATTCCTGCAGATCAGTGTGATCCTCACCCCGCTGGAGGAACAATGAAAACCGTCATCATCATCTGCGACCGGATCTCCCATGCAGTGCTACTCGCCGCCCCGCTGATCGCCTACTACATGGCCTAAACGCAAAGAGAAGCCCCGAGGGAACCCACATACCCTCGGGGCTTCGCGCACCCATTGCCCTACCTGCTCGAAACAGTGTAGCCCTTCTGCGCGGCCTCACGCCGCATCCGCGCCTGAACATTCTGCGTCTGCACCCGCAGATCAGACATAGAGGACACCAACACCTTCGAACCGTCCGGCATCACAGCCTCATACGGGAACTGCTGCGCTGCAGCCGCCCGGCCGCCGCACGACGAACAACCCATCACCTGTCTCCCTTCGGCAACCCTGCCAGGACATTACGCAGCCGGGTACCGCGCAGCTTCTGCTCCAACCCGGCAACCTTCTGGTCGTAGGCGTTGATGCGCTGCAACAGCACCTCATCCGCCTCCGTGACCTGCTCCGGTTTCAACGCCGCGATCTCCTCCTCCGAAAGCACCATGCCCGCCGCAACCAGCGACTGGATTTCACCCGACGCGGTGAACCCGACAATCGGGAACCCGGGGCTGTTCACAGCCAACGCCGCCACCAGCTCCAAGCCGTCCGGCGTCGGCCGCCAGTCACCGGACAGAGGCGAACGGCGCAGCTCCGCGATGCGGGCCTCCGTCGCGTCGGCGGTCAACGCGCCGTGCACCCAAATGCCGAACTTGTCCTCGCCTGCAGCCACGATCGCCACCGCGTTGCCGGTGTTGTCGTAGTGGTCAGCGGCCGGGACATAACCCAGCCGCAGATTGGCGTGGCCTGTCCCGACGGTGATCTTCCCAACTTTCTGTTCAGAACCGTCCGCAGTGAGAACGGTTCCGTCCATGAAGTATTTGTACCCCGAACGGCTTTTCGGGGCCATCCGGCAAACATCACGGATCCCGAAGTGACACACATTCCACAAAGCCAGATGGCCTGTGACCTGCCCATCTGCCGTGATAGCCAAAGGCGTCGGACCCTGAAGCGTTGGGTTGGTGAACCATTCAGCAGGTGGACGGATAGGCACAACGGATGATGCAGTCGTTGAACGTTCAGACTCTGAATCATTTGTTTCCTCGGCCTGTTCAGCCCCGAATCGTTTCTGCATGCGATCCACCAAACCTTGAATCTTCGACGCGTCCGCGTCGGGGATGTCCACACCGCCGCGTCCGCCGCCCAGCACAGAAGCGACCGCGTTGACGGCACGAGGGATCAGGGTCAGCTTGCCGTCGATGACGTCGGCGACAGGCAACTTGTATGATCCTTTTTGTTCCGGGTTGCCGGAGTCCCACCACAAAAACCCTTTACGGTATTTGCGGTAGTCGCCGCCCGACCACGACCACAGCCGGGCGCGGGCAGCACCCGCGTCCCACGACCTGGACGTGTCAGCCAGCGGCAAAGACGCAGCGCTGCCGTTGACAGCAGCGGTCAGCGAGGCGAGCACCTTCTCCTCCTTATTGCCTCCTCGAAGCCACGGCGGGACCACCCTCGGGTCGCCGTACGCCTTCTGCAACGTGTCATAGATTTCGGTGATGACCCGTTTGAGGCTGTTGCGTTCCTCTTCCCCCACAACGTTTTCCAAACCGCCGTGGGCACCAGACAGAATCGACGCCGCAGTGAACACCGCATGTGGAATCATCGTCAACTTCCCGTTGACCACATCGGCGATCGGCAGCCGGTAAGAGTTTTTGTTGTTCGCCGGGGCCTGACTGTTGCGCCACAGAAACGCCGAGTTGAACCGTTGCACCGACCCCGCCGAAAACGACTGCAGCCTGGCGATCGCGTCGTCGGCGTTGAAGTTCGTGTCGCGGGGGGCGATGGGGAACTTGCGCCACGCGGTGCTATTGACGGCCATTGTTCCCCCTGCGGTACACGGCTTTGCAGCGGCAGTTGATGACGTTGCTCGGTGATCCGGCCGGGTCGCCAGGTGCCATCAACGGCTCAAGGTTAACTATGAAAGGTTGGTTGACGGGGACAGTTTCGCTGATGCGATGCCCGGCCCGGACCTTCAGGTCGTGTTTGTGAAGCCACGTTTTGGTCAACACCGAAAGATCACGCATCTGGGCGCGTTGAGCTGCGGCGATCCCGCCGAAGTTGTACGCACGGTGCACCTCGGTAACCGCCACTGTCTGCGCGCGGGCAGGCCAGTTCTGTGTACCCGACACGTTGAGCACGTTGCGGACCCGGGCGGCCAGCTGCGCCGCGCTTTCCTGCCGGTCATGTCCCACACCGAGTTCGGAGATGATGGTGCGGTACACCTCGTCGGGGGTGCGGACCATCAGGTTACGGGTCCTCTGCAGCGTGTCCGCCAAGATCGGGTCGTCGGGGTTGAACGGGATGTCCTGCAGCCCCAACTGGCGAACCGTGTCCTCCCAGCCGGTCTGCGCGATCCGTTTAAGGGAATCGATCAACCGGTCAACGGAACGTTCCCACTGCGGCACCGTCGACCAGATCGCCGAAGGGTCCGGTGCCGCCCCGAACTTCAAATAGGCAGCCAACACGACAGCGCCGACGGTTGCCAGCCACGCCCCGAAAAGCGACAACACCAACGCCGCCACGGTCGCTTCGAACGCCAGCAGGCCCAGCGCGACACCTTCCGGCATCGGCTCTTCAGCCGGAACAGTGTTGGGCGGCGGCAGCGGCTGCGGGGCGGTCATCGCGTCGTCTCGCGTTCGGACAGCAGCGCCGCCAACAGCGACGGCCGATGCTCAATCGACTTACGCAGCAACCCTTTCGTGTAGGCGTGCAACGTTTGCGTCAAGGTTTTGATGTCAGCGTTTGTCCCGTCGAAGTACAGGCCTGCGTTGTCCCACGCCCCAGCCAGCAACGTTTCCGCATGCGCCTCCGACGCCACCCGGATCTTGGTGTGCAACTCATGCGCTGGGGTGTCCGGGAACATGCCCCTGTGGGTGGGGGTCAGCATCTTCTTCCCCGCGATTTCCAACGCCCGGACCACCAACCCGTTAGCGGCCATCACCACCGGCGAAGGCTGCCCCACCAGCGACGCGATCAGATCACCCTGATTGGCGGGCGGTTCGTTGATGCCGTCGGTGATGGCAGGCTGCTTAGGTTTCTGCCCCGGCTGCGGCTCAGACGGCACCCTGCCCGGCGCTGGCGGCGGCGGCGGTGGTGTGGAAAGTTCCGGCATCATGTCTTCGATTTCGATGCCGATCTCTTCGCGGACCGCCTGCGACGCGAACAAGGTCGGGTCGCGCAGGATGACTTCCTTGATGTAGCGGGTGTTTTCCTCTTCCTTGCTTGGGGCGTCCGCTTCGGTGTATGAACCTTCGCGGCGCACGGTGGACGCGGACACGATGCCTTGCGCGTACAGGTTCAGGGCGTCGGCGAGTTTGTTGGCCGAGTTGGCAAGCGGCGCGGTGTCATACCAGTAGGTGTACTTCGCCGGGTCTTTCCCCAACGCTTTCAACGCCGGGACAAGGTAGGCGGTGGTGAGCGCGTCGACGATGCGGTTCATCAACGGCATCACCGTTTTGATGATGAACTCTTCACCGGCCCACCAGATCGACCAGTGGTTCATTTCCCGTCCGCCGACCTGGATTTCGGTGGGGACGTTGATGCCGATGGCCAACTTCTGCTGCTGCTCTTTACGCAGTTCGATGGCCTGGTCGGACAGCGGCGAGTCGAACCGGATCGGCTGCACCCCAGCCATCGCGGTCAGTTCCGCCAACGGCATCTGCCACAAGATCGGAGCGACCTGCGCGGCGGTGCCTCGCCCTTCCAAGTTGGAGGTGATGACTTCGAACAGCTGCTGATAGATGTCGTCGGTGCCGACTGCCTGGGAGTCGCCTTTCGGCGCAGCCAACGTCGACGGCACAGGCAGGATGGTGGCATTGGCGATGCGGGAGTTCATCTGGGAGCGGATGAACATTTGCATCTGTTCCATTTCGAACAGCAGCGACAGCAGCGCACGGACTGGGCTGTCGGCGAGGAACGCGCGGCGTGGGTGTGGTGTCCACACGCGGATGACGATGTCGCGGCCGGGGTTGAGTTCTTCGCGGACAGCACGTCCCATTTGGACGTAGACGATGTCGCCTTGGCGGCGGACCTCAGACGGGGCTGCGACCCACCACCGGTCGAACGGGTCTTCGGTTTTCGCGGCCCGGCCGAGGATGAAACACTCCCCCGCCACCGACAGCGATTCGCCTATGGCCCGCAGGATTTCGGCTTTGTTCGCGGGGCCGCCGAACAAGGTTTCGGACAGGGCACCGATTTCGGAGTCGTGGTCGACTTCGCCTTGGCGGACACCGTTTTCGTCTACCTCGGCGACGTAGACGCGGATCATGGAGCAGGCCGCGCCGATGTAGTCGATGGCGTTGTGCAGCTGCGGGTTGGTGTCGTAGAAGTCCCAGGCCTGTTTCTGCCAGGCTTCGTCGGTGAACCGGTAGCCGCGCCATGCCTCTTCCGACAAGCCCATCCGGACAGCGGACGCGATCAGGCTTCCCGTGTCGGCGGGTGGCGCTTCAATGACTGGTTTGCTGCGCCGCAGGCCCATCGGCTAGTTCTCCTCTTTGTTCAGGATCCATGAGGCGGCGTAGGCGACGGCGGGGAAGATGAGTGGGTAGCCCCACCAGACGATGCCGGGCAGCAGGTGTGTGGCGGTGAGAACTGTCAGGGTGTAGGCGGTGGTGGCGGCGGAGATCCACCAGCCGCAGCACCAGTAGCAGATGACAAGTTCGTAGATGAATGAGGCTTGTCCGTATTTGGTGCCGAGTTTGAGACGCAGCGGCAGTGTGATGTCGTCGATGCTTGCTGCCCTGGTCAGTCTCGCTGTGGCGAGGACTAGGACGATGAAGGCAGCAAGGGTGATCACATCGACTAAGTTAGCATCCGGGTGGCCTGCGATGATAGCAGCGGCTCAGTACGGGCGTACAGGGGCAAGCGCCGCGATCTCGTAGTGGGCCGGGGAGATGATCCGGGACCGTCGTTTTTCGCCGTCCATCAAATGTCGGCAGGCATGCACCAATGCGTCTAGACGGTCGGGTGAAACCTTCGAAGATATAGGGTCGAACATCAGCATTTGCTTCTCTAGTTGATCGAAGGTGCCGATGTGATGCACACGCCCTTGGCTGTAGCGCATAGCCACTGGCTCTGCGCGAAGTTTTTTACCCTGATTCGAGAAGACAGGTACCAGGGGTGGCTGCTGGATCTCCATTGGAAAGACTCCGGCGCGTTGCAGCTCAGCAAACGCGTCGGTGAAAACTTGGTGCATCCAGGCTTTTCCGAGGTTCGACTCGTACACGAGGGTGTCGGCCCCGTACTGTTCGTAAACCCGCCAAGCGTGAAGGGCGGCATCACGGCCAGCAGCACGCGTGGTCTCGTCCGCTACGACATAGATGTGGTCGTCGGCGTCACGCACAGCCACGATTACGCCCATCTCGTCGCCGTCCTCCGACCCGGTCAGGCCTGGGTCTACCCCGACTGTGCGGTGTGCGACGCGTTGCGGTCCGATAGCGACGCGGTGATTGTTGATGGCCGTCCATCCGAACAGCGCCCCTTCGAACGCGTCGATCATCTCGCCGTAGAGTTCCTGGCGGCCAAGAGCCGAGTCCCCGTACATCTCCTGGACTTCTTTGATGAAGTCGTCGGAGAGGTTGTCGGCGTTGTCGAAGGTGGATCCGCGCGCCCAGGAGATCGACCCGTCGGTTTTGGCGAGCCACTCATGCAGGAGCCGGATGGGTTTTGGTGTAGTGGTGACGAAGGCTCGGGGTTTGTCCCCGGGGACGTCAGCGCGCAGGGCGGGTCGGACGCCTTCTTTCCAGACGGTGTCGGCGGCTTCAAGCCATTTGCAGGGTTCGTCCATCCACACGTCGGCGAGGTTGTAGCCACGTGCCGCGTCCGCGTTCGCCCCGGTGAAGTGGATTTTCGCGCCGGTTTCTAGCAGGGTGATGTGCGGCTTGGGTGATTTGGTGTAGTGGTATTTCCCTTCGCCCAGGCCGGTGTAGTAGTTGGTGACTTCTTCGTAGCCGCGCCGGTTCAGGACACGCAGGACACCGGAGGCCCCTTCGATGCAGACGACTCGGGTGTCTGAGAGGTTGTGGGCCATGACGAGTCGTTCGGTGGGGAAGCCGGAGTTGTCGTAGGGGAAGCGGATGGTGCGTTCGACGAGCCATTCGGCTCCGGAGCGGGTTTTGCCGCAGCCGCGTCCGGCGAGGTAGCAGTGGACGGACCAGTCGCCTTCGGGTGGGTTTTGTTCGGGGCGGGAGATCCACCACCATTCGTCTCGGCGCATTTGTTCGAGGGTGTCTGCGTCGAGGGAATCGAGGATGGCGAGTTGTTCGTGTTCGGACAGCTCGGCGAACGCTCGTTTAAGTGATGTGCCCACCTGATCACTTTATCAACTTAGGTCACTAGCTGGGGTTTTTGGTATTGTTCCAGGTGGGGTTATCGGCCTAAAGTTTCCGGGGTTACAGCTTGACGATCACGCCCCAGAAATGCCATGCTCTTACATGCAACACCACCCCGCACTGGGGGGCGGCAAGACCCCACCGCCACATTGGAGGGACGATGCCGCCGTTCCTTAAAAACTAAAGCGGGGTGCGGCCACCCTTGAAGCACGTGGACCGCACCACCATCACGAGGAGAGGTTGAGTTGAGACTCAATCAAATTCTTGCTGCGCTGAAGACGCACAAGACAGACGCCAACACCGGCATCACCAGCGTGTACCACACGTTCCAGAAACCTGCACTGTTCGGTGGACATTCGCGCACCTACCAGCCCAAAGACGAAGAAGGCGAACAGCTTCCGTCCGAAAGCCAGCTGGTGCAGCAGAACGTCCCGGACCTTCTGAGCTCCCTGCGCCGCCACATGGAACGTCTGTTCGATGCTGTCGGCGCAGTCGACATGACCAACACCGTCGCCGCCGCCGACGTCGTCATGGATGGCACAGTCCTCCTGACGAACGTGCCGGTGCCGCATCTGCTGTTCCTGGAAAAGCAGCTCGCTGACCTGCACACCATGCTTGGCAAGCTGCCCACCCTGGACCCGGCGTTCACCTGGCACCGCAACAAGGACACGGACCTGAACCAAACCGACCCGGTCGAAACAATCCGCTCGAAGAAGATCAAGGAACACGTCGTTGCGGTCCCGCCGACCGACAAACACCCGGCGCAGGTGTATTTCAACGAAACCGATGTGCCGGTGGGTACCTGGTCGACGGTGCGGCTGTCCGGCGCGGTCAGCGAGCAGAGCAAACGCAAGATGCTCGCCCGGGTCCTGCAACTGCAGGCAGCGGTCAAAGCGGCACGTGAAGCCGCCAACTCCGTCGAAGCGGTCACGTTCAACTCCGGGCAGATCCTGGGGTACGTGTTCGACGTCGACTGGTGACATAGACTCCCCGGCCTTGCCGGGGTGAGCACAAGCTGAAACTCAAGTTGACGGGTCAGATCTGACAGCTTCGCGGTGACAATGTCCAGGTTCGAGTCCTGGCCGGGGTTCGTGCCCCGGTAGCCCAATTGGTAGAGGCGGCTAGAAGCTACTCAAGTTCTTGCTCCAATTTGAATTCAGCCCGCCGGAACCTACATCGAAGTCGTTACAGGCGAGGCACTTGTGGTTGGGGGTTCGATTCCCTCCCGCCCCTCCAAACTCGTGGGGCGGTAGCTCAACGGTAGAGCGGCATTGCATTCAAACGTGACCTGTAACCCAGCGGCGGTAGGGGAAGAGCTACGGGTTTCTGACTTAGCCCAGTTGGAAAGGGCATCGGTCCTGAGGAACCGAAGATCGCAGGTTCGAATCCTGCAGTCAAAAACACTTTTATCGGGGGGCCTCCAGGGTAGGAGGCTCCCCGAGCCAACCGGGATATGGCCAAATTTGGTAAGGCACCTGCTTTGGGAGCAGGCGATTTGGGAGTTCGAATCTCTCTATCCCGACTGACCTATGGACATCGCTGGTAGTGGTGCATCAGGGTCGCGGGCTGTCCACTCGTCGCGGGCAGCCCGCAATAGAGCTTCCTTTGGCTTTAGGGTCGCCGGAGGAGGGGGTAAGCCGTTTCCAGATTGTCGGCGCTCAAAACAATCTGGGCTTGGGCTTGCAGCTCGATTGGTCGAGCACCGCTCTGGCAGGGCGGAGGTTCCGGGTTCGAACCCCGGCTGGTCCACAAGGCGTGAAGGCCACTATGCCAGGGGATGGCTCATTCCTGTCCCCTGGAGATAACACCCACAAGAGAATGAGCACGATGGGACGCCTTCCGCCCCCTTGGGGTTGTAGCTCAACTGGTAGAGCACCGGTCCTGCAAACCGGATGTTAGGGGTTCGAGTCCCCTCCTCTCCACGAAGGTGGATACATGCGATCGGGATGTTAGGCACCGTGTCTGCAGCACAGTTCCGAATTCCGATGGGTATCCACCCTTAACCCCCTGAAGCTCAATGGAGGAGCGACCGCCTACGGAGCGGTAGGGTGCAGGTTCGACTCCTGTCAGGGGGACGATGTTCCTCGCTGGACATCACCGGAAGGCGGCGCGGTCCTCCACGCTCATCCAATGCGGTCACGCCGCGCCGCCTTCCACCTGTCCCCTGGTAGCTCAACGGACAGAGCGCCCGCCTTCTAAGCGGGTGGATGTAGGTTCGACTCCTGTCCAGGGGATCAACCCCTTGTAGCTCAACGGAAAGAGCGCCCTTCTCCTAAGAGGGATGTCCAGGTTCGATTCCTGGTGGGGGGACGTGACGATAAGGGAGGACAACCATGCGGCTACATGAGTCGTTGCACGTCGGAACGTTGAACATGGTGCATGAGATCGTCGTGCGGATGAATACCGACATGGAATGCGAACTGGACTGGGGTCAACTTTCCGAGCTTGACAAGGAAGCCAAACGTCTGCGCGAGGCCTACGACCGGTGGGTATACCGCAAAGTGCAGATCGCGGAGGAGAAACTCCGCAAGCAACACGAGGGGGTGTGAGTCACCTGGTGGTGAAGCCTGACTGTAAATCAGGTGCTTACGCACGGCAGGTTCGATCCCTGCCACACCCACGGGGTCGAAGGGTTGCCACTAACTGGACGACTCCCCACTAAAACAAGAAGTGGATGCGGGGCCAGTGACGCCGGATACAACTGGCCCCTACAAATGCCTCCGTAGCTCAGCTGGTAGCAGCAGCGCACTTTTAATGCGCGGGTCGCAGGTTCGAACCCTGCCGGGGGTACGCGTGAGATGAACGTGAGTACGGACAGGCGGTCGCAGCACCGACGGGTGCCTAACCCCGCACGTAGGGGCGAAGACCAATAAAAGGCGGGAACGCGGCAGAAGCGTGCACGTCAGGTAGCCGACTAGCGTCAAAAGCAGCAAAGCCCTAGATATGTGTCAGGTTCATCTCCGTTCCAACGCTCCGAGTCTCTGAAGCTCAATGGAGGAGCGTCGGTTTCCGAAGCCGAAGGTTGCCAGTTCGACTCTGGTCAGGGACACCAACTATGCCAAGACAACCCGGACAACACGCACCCGAAGACTTGTGTATCCACTGCAGACGCCGCAAGAAACACAAAAGCGGCGACCACTGCCCCTCATGCAAAGCCGTCCTCGTCGCTGATGGTGTCATCAAACCACGCAAAGGCGTGCCGTTCATGACCCGCTACAAGCAGTACCTCACACGGTTTGAAAAAGGCATGACCCAACAGGAAATCGCTAAAGACCTGGGTTTGGACATCAGCTACGTCGAAAACATTGCCACCCGGGCACGCAACATCGGCCTGTACGTGCCGACCAGGCCGCCCGGCATAGCAAACAAAATCACCGAACACGGCGGCGGCACCACCGGGGTCCGTGGCTGTAACTGTGGAAAGTGTGTGGCCACACGCCGCGAATACAAGGCGCTGTGGAAGAAGAACACCGCCGAACGCATCGCCCGAGGCGAACAGGAACCCAAAACAAACCATGGGGAGGGTTCGCGGGGTGTGCAGGGCTGCAAATGTGATCTGTGTGTCCAATGCCGCCGGGCGTACCGCCGGGCGTGGGAAGCCGATGTGAAAGCCAACGGTAAACGGCGCAGCCGCAATGCCTCTGTAGCTCAGTCTGGTAGCAGCAGCTGACTCTTAATCAGCGGGTCGCAGGTTCAAATCCTGCCAGGGGCACAGGTGCCAGAAACCTCAAATCCGATAGACGGTGCTAGGCGGAAGAGCAACTGCTTGCGGTTGTGCCCAACTCCCAAAGCATTCGTGACACCTCGGGCAAACTGGTGGAGTCCATGGGAGCGTGGGGACGTTAAGCTGCGCGCTCCGCCTTGCCTCTGTAGCTCAGGCTGGTCAGAGCGGCTGCCTTGTAAGCAGCGGGTCGGCGGTTCGAATCCGTCCGGAGGCTCTCTTAGCCCTATAGTCCCTTGCGCGTTGGGCGTGCGCCGAACGACATGTGTCGCAACGGCAGCGATGCTTGTTATACATGCCTTTGGTCCCGTGACCAGGAATCTTGTATGCGTTGGTTTTGGCGAGATGGCATGCACGACAAAGGACCTGACATTTTGCGAGCTCAACCAGGCGTACATCTTCTGCGTAAGACCAAAGATGACTTGGGTTAGTTGCCTTTGTTTGTGGATCGATATGATCGATCTCTAACTCTTCCCAGGAACCACATTGTCGACATAGTCCATTGGCATTTAGCCATTCATCACGCCTGCGATTGCGCCAGATTCTTTGATATGTGCGCTGGTCATCCCGGTTCGCGTATGACATAGCCACATTGTACGGCTCCTTAGCTTAGTTGGCAGAGCATCCGTCTGAAACACGGAGGACATACGTTCGAGTCGTGTAGGAGCCACGGTCCTGGCTTGGGACTGCGCAAAGCCTCGACGGCCCGCTAAGCCGTCGAGGTGATATGTCCTCTTAGCTCAACGGGAGAGCACCTGGTTTACACCCAGGGGATGGCAGTTCGATCCTGTCAGGGGATACAACACCCGGGGCTAGAAGGGGGTGTTTCCGCCGCCGCAGTATTGGAACAGCTGCGGCGGTTTGAGTGACGACAGTGCGAGGGGTTCGCAGTCACGGCGCATCATGTTCCCGTGCCCGGTGCTGGGGGAACGGTTGCCGGGCACGTTCTAAGGTCTTGTAGCTCAGTGGGAGAGCGCCACCATGACAGGGTGGAGGCCGGTAGTTCGATCCTACCTAAGACCACATGCCAGCCACAGTCGAGGTGATGCCTCGCGATATGCAAAAGTTTGACTGGAACGGGCCAGCGTTCCATTGGGTGTGCCACAGATGCCAACGCGCTGGGGCGATAGCCACCGAATCGGATGCGCGTAAGCAGGCCGCTGACCATAACGGGGTAAAGCACGGGTGCAGCTGCGAATGGTATTCGATCTTCGAGGGGGAAGCTGGCGGCACCTCTTACCACATCTTCGAGTACAACCGACGCTGCCCGAAACACGGCAAGCCGCGCCACGTGGCCAAGTAGGTGAAGGCACCCGCCTTATATGCGGGGGACGCGCAGGTTCGAACCCTGCCGTGGCGACGCAGAGAGGGGAGAAACTGTTGAACCTGAACCAGGAAGGCCTGTCCAAACTGGACAGCATGACCAAATATCCTTCCATCGGCACCTACCACGCCCTTGACCCTGCCACCGGAATGTTGCAGGAGGACAAGGTGACCTCGTTTGTGGGGACGGTGGTGGTCACCGAAAAAATCGACGGATGCAACGCCCGGATCATCTTGCTGCCCAACGGAACCTACATCCTCGGATCCCGCGACACACTGCTGTACGCGCAAGGTGACCTGATCCAAAACCCTGCACACGGCATCGTCGACACGTTGAAAAACATCGGGGAACGTATCGCCGGGGCGGAACGCAACAACATCATGGTGATTTTCGGCGAGGTGTACGGCATCGGCAACGGGCCGTGGGGTAACTACACCAGCCGTAAGGAGGTCGGCGGGTTCCGGGTGTTCGATGTGATGACCATCGACAACTGGCCGGAGCTGATGGGTTCCGAGCGGGCCAGGTTGGCGTTGTGGCGTGAGTCCGGCGGGCAACAGTTTTACGCCGAGCCTGGCCTGACCAGGTTCGCCCGTGAGGCCGGTTTGGAGCTGGTGCCTAGGTTGCTGGTGGACCACCGTGAACAGCTGCCGACGACGTTGCAGGACACCCTGGATTGGATGTCGGAGATCCTTCCGGAGTCGCAGGCGAAGTTGTCGCCGGGCGGCAGCGGCGCACCGGAGGGTGTGGTGATCCGTTCGTGGGCCAGGTCGATCATTGTGAAGGCCAGGTTCAAGGACTATCGGAGCACGCTGCGCCGTTCCGCACAGAACGTGTTGCGGGAGATGGCTGCAGCAGATAAGGCCCCTGCATAGACCGCCGCAACGACCTATGCAGGATGAGGCAGGCCTAGTGGTGCAGCTGGGCCTGTCGCCTCGCCATGGAGCACGGTCTGGTTTGTGCATCCGTCTGATAAGCGGAAGGTCCCAGGTTCAAATCCTGGCTTGGCGACGAGGGAGCCGGGGCTGGTTCTAGATTGGGCAGCCCCCATGAGGCGGGGAGGCGTGATGGGTTTGACTCCGCGAGAATTGATGGCGCGTTGGTGTAGTTGGTTAGCATAGGAGTCCTTCAAACTTCAGGTCACGGGTTCGAGCCCCGTACGCGCTACAACACCCAAACAGGTAGGGAGCACAGCAGTGCGAGAAAACGTGTGGTTCAAGTCGTCACGCTCTAACGGCGGCGATTGCGTCGAGGTGCAGTGGCACACGGCGGCTGGCTGCTATGACAGCAACTGTGTCGAGGTGGGATTTCAGACAGCTTCGGCGTGCGACGACAACGGCTGCGTCGGTGTGCACCTAGGTGAGGATGAAATTCTTCTCCGCGACACGAAAGACGGCGGGAAGGGGCCGGTGCTGAAGTTCACCCCCAGCGAGTGGGAAGCGTTCGTCGGCGGTATCAAGCTCGGCGAGTTTGACTTCTAGCAGCAATGAGAGGAGAGCACGGTGTACGCAGAGGCGCAGGTTCGGGCGGGGATCGCGTTCCTAGATGAACGCGCCGACCACGAGTGGCGGCAGGAGATCAACCTGGAGACGTTGGACATGCGCGACGAGTATGCGTGTGTGTTCGGGCAGCTGTTCGGCGACTACACGACAGCGCAGAACCAGTTCGGGCTCACCGCGATTGAGGCGTCCGGGTTGGGGTTCTACCGCTGCGACGGGTTCTGGTGGCCGGTGCAGGAACACGAGACGGTCGGCGAGGGTGGTTTCGACGCTGAAGGGAACTGGTACATGTCGCCGTGGGAGTACCGCTACGAGCTGCTGACGGCCACATGGAAGGAACTTTTGCAGCCGGTGGCGGTGTGACCAAGGGTCTGTTCTGGTTTGTGGTGTTGGTCGTTGTCGTCCTTGCGGCGACAGCGGCCAATCTGCTAGGAATGTAAGGTAGTTTAGGGACCGTTAGCTCAGGGGTCAGAGCATCGGACTGTCGATCCGAAGGCCACGGGTTCGAGACCCGTACGGTTCGCTGAAGGCGGGGCAAGACAACACCTTCCAGGTTGTCCCCCTTTGTCACAACAACCATGAGGTCGCCACCTAGCGGTTGAAAAGTGCCCCGCCTTCCTAGCGTCACTGGTGTAGTGGTCGCACGTGACCTTGCCATGGTCACGGAGCCGGTTCGATTCCGGCGTGACGCTCGTTTCCTTCTGTTCTTCCCCTTGGACCGGGCGGGCAGGAGAAACCCTCGGAGCCTGGCTAGAGACAGGCACCGAGGCATGCGTGATTGGTGTAGCGGTAACACGCCTTCCTTCCAAGTAGGAACCACCAGTTCGATTCTGGTATCACGCTCTGCTCCACCCTCCGGTCCAGGGCAGCTCGGGGCACACCACCTCAGAGCAGTCAGACATACGTATGCACCTGTACCCCGGAGGGTGGGGTCAAGCCCGAGTAGCCTAACTGGCAGCGGCGTCTGACTTAGGATCAGAAGGTTGGGGGTTCGAATCCCTCCTCGGGTACATGGCAACTTGGTTCACTGCAGATCTACATTTCGGCCACGAACGAATCATTGAACTGTGCAACCGGCCGTTCTCCAATGTGGACGAGATGAATACCGAACTGATCGACCGGTGGAACAGCCTGGTTGATCAGGGCGACAGCGTCTATGTTCTTGGCGATGTGGCCATGGGGAAGATCGCCGACACCTTGCCGCTTGTCGAACAGCTTCGCGGCACCAAATATCTGGTGCCAGGCAACCATGACCGGTGCTGGCCCGGACACAAGAAAGTCCGCCCCGCCGACATCGAAGCCTACAAACATGTTGGTTTCAAAATCCTTGACCCGCAACATGTTTACGGCCGCTGGCTGCTGTGCCACTTCCCGCAGACAGGCGACAGCCACGACCGTGACCGTTACGCCGAACACCGGCCGACACTGACCGGCTACAAGGCGATCATCCACGGCCACGTCCACAACCAATGGAGAATCAACGCCCGGCAAATCAACGTCGGTGTAGATGTGTGGGGTTACGCCCCTGTCCACCTCAACCAGCTGCGGGAACTGATTGACTCTTTGTCCGGGTAGCCCAACGGTAGAGGCCGCGCTCCCAAAAAGCGTGGGTTGCCGGTTCGAATCCGGCTCCGGATACGTGATCGAAACACTGAAACAAAACACTATCAACCACATCGGCTTAGTCATCGACGGGTCATCATCGATGGCGCACCTATCCCGCGAAGTCATCAAAGTCGCCGACGCCCAAATCGCCTACCTAGCAAAACGATCCCAAGAACTCAAACAGGAAACCCGAGTCTCGGTCTACATCTTCAACCACATCGTCCGCTGCGTCATCTTCGACATGGACGTGCTGCGGCTGCCGTCGATCGCGCAGCTGTACGGCACCAGCGGACGCACCGCCCTGATCGACGCCGCCTTAAAATCCCAGCAGGATTTGGAAACCACGTCGACGATCTACGGTGACCACTCGTTCCTCACCTTCATCCTCACCGACGGCGAAGAGAACGAGTCGAAACACCCCGCCGGGATGCTCACCAAATATTTGCAGGCACAAGGCGACAACTGGACCGTCGCCGTCCTGGTACCCAACGCCACCGGCAAGTTCGAGGCGAAACGGTTCGGGTTCCCGGCGGACAACATCGCGATCTGGGACGCCACAACAGTTGCCGGGGTCACCGAGGTCGGCGAAACGATCCGTAAGGCCACCGACAACTACATGATGGCCCGGTCGACGGGCACATTCCGGGGGACGCGTTCGCTGTTCTCCATGGGCAACGCCACCTTGAACAGCACGGCGGTGTTGCAGGCCGATCTGAAACCGTTGCGGCCAGGACAGTTCGTCCTCTTCGATGTGGATCAGCCGTGGGCGATCCGGGAGTGGGTAGAGTCGCGGGGGCTGCCCTACAACATGGGTTCGGCGTTCTATCAACTGACGAAGTCGGAGCTGATCCAGGCCCGCAAGGACATCCTGGTGCGCAACAAGAAAACTGGGCTGGTGTATTCGGGGGCGAACGCTCGTGCAATTGTCGGCCTGCCCGACGACGAGATCCGTGTCCGGCCCGAACACAATCCCGACTTCGATGTGTTTGTGCAGTCGACGTCGGTGAACCGTAAACTGGTTCCTGGTACCAAACTGTTGGTACTGCGGTAAATCGAGTGTGTGTGTAGCTTAATTGGAAGAGCGGCCCGCCTCCAAAGCGGGAGGGCGCAGGTTCGATTCCTGCTGCATGCGCGCGGCCCCCCATTGGGGCACTGGTGCATGGCGGAGCCACCCGTTGAAGCCGGGATAAACACCGCCCCTATTCCTCCATGGCGCAATGGGTAGCGCAACGCACTGTTAATGCGTGGGTTCTAGGTTCGAGTCCTGGTGGAGGAGCTGGGGAAAGCATCGGGAATAGCGGACCTGGTCTGTATGTGATGCGCACAACTGGGCATAGGTTGGATCCGCCTTTGCCACTGCTACCGGCTGCTAGCGCCGTATGCAATATAAAGGTTGTTGAGAGCTGGGTTCGAGTCCCAGTCCCCTACCCACTCGGGTTCGGCTAATGGCAGGCCGCCGGATTTTGGTTCCGGTAATTGGAGTTCGAATCTCTGCCCCGAGGCAAAAGCCAATAGGGAAGTTAGTACTGGTCGGGCGAGAACGCTTGCAGAACGCTACGAAGGATGGCTGGCCGCAGGAAGAGCTATATGGCGGCCGAAAACTTCCCAGGCCCACAGACGCCGACAAGCACGTCTGTGGGCCGCATTCCAGATTCGTCTAACGGGTAAGACGCCGGGCTCTGGACCTGGAAATTGGAGTTCGAATCTTCGATCTGGAGCGCTATGGAAACCTTCATTTGGACCCTTATCGGCACCTATGTGTGCGGCGGAATGATCGCGGTCGTGGCCGTGATCATCGCACCACGGTCGTGGGAGAAATTCCCGCAGCTGAACAGAAGCCCCGGCCTTGACGCGGCCCTGCAACGGCAATGGGAAGGATTCAAAGCCGAGCACGGCTGCTATCCGAACGAGCTGCGTAAGCCGTGGAATTTGAAGCTGTGGTTCAACCAACGGTTCCCGTATTACCGGCTGTGTTTCCACCGCTGGTGCCTGCGATTCCAAACCTATGATCACAGATGTGAGCGACACCAGGACGATTGACCCGGGGCGGCTGTGTGTGTGGCCGCCGTGCCGGGGGCCTCGCAAATGCTGGCAGTACGACTACTGCTGGTATTACGCCGACCCCCCGGAACACAAGGAAAAGCAGATGATCCGTGAGGCGGCGCAACGTAACCGTGCCGCCTTGGATCGGCTGGCAGATTGAGTTGGAGAGACTACCCGATTGGAGACGGGCGCAATCTTGAAAATTGTTTGACCGAAAGGTTTGGGGGTTCGAATCCCTCTCTCTCCGCTGTGGCTGAAGCCGGTAGGTATTAGGCGCTGGTTTGTGGTACCAGTTCTCGTCGGTTCGAACCCGACCAGTCACCCGCATCAGAAAAAAGGGGGAGGCAAATTGAAAGCAGTGTTCATCGTCGCCGCGCTGATAGGCGTCGGCCTGGCCGCCTGGTGGCTGATCATCCTCACCAACGCCGCACGAGACCGTATGCGGCGCATCAACAACAACCCACGGAAGAGAAGGTTCTTTTGAAACCCACACGCACCTTGGCCGTCTTGGCGGCCGTCGCAGCCCTGACCGGTTTGGCTGCCTGCTCCACCGTCGCGCCCAACGACGAGGTTGGCCTGTACTACATGCAAGGGCCGTCCGACGGCGACGAGTTCGGGTTCTGCATCGACCCGTCCAAGGCAGGCGACTTCGAATGGAACAACGAAGTCATCTTCCTGCCGACGAATCTGCGGACATGGGTCATCGCCAACCAGGACGGCGCGGACTCGAAAGACACCATCACCGTCTCAGCGAAACCCGAGGAGGGGCAACCTTCCGGGGTTCAGGTGAACGTGTGGACGAAGACGAACTTCAAACTGAACACATACTGCGACAAGAACGGCGGGGTGGTGCGCCAGTTCTGGGAAACCATCGGGCACCGCTACAACGCCAACACCGAAGACGGCTGGAAGAAGATGCTGCTGGCCGAATTCGTTCCCACGCAACAGAAAATCATCGCCGATGTGGTGCGCCAATATTCGGCTGATGATTTGGTGGCGAACAAGAACGGCATCCGCACCGTCGCGCAAACCGATGTCGGTAAGGCGTTGGCGGTCGAGTTCAACCGGATCACCGGCGGCCCGTTCTTCTGCGGCCCCAGCTTCAACCGGGCCAGCTCGGAATGCCCGCTGCTGGAGCTGTCCATCATCAACGTGGAGTTCTCCGACCCTGGTATTCAGCAGGCCCGTAATGAGAAGCAGAAGGCTATCGAGTTGGGCGCGGCTAAGGTCGCTGCGGCGGAGGCTGAGGCGCGGGCGTTGGTGGCTGAGGCTCAGGGTAAGGCGGATGCGGCTGCGAAGCTGGACGCGTTGTACCGTTCGCCGGGCTGGTTGGAGTTGCAGAAGAAGATCACCGAGATGAACGGGTTGATCGAGGCGTGCAAGGTGGCTAAGGAATGCCGCCTGATCGTGGGGGCCGACGGCAACCTGATCATGGCGTAGGTAAATCGGAGGGATGCCAGAGCGGGAATGGGGCCGGTTGCTAGCCGGTGGCTGCGGCGATGAGTCGCACGGAGGTTCGATCCCTTCTCCCTTCGCACTTTGGGGTGTTCGACTAGCGGCTAAGTCGCCTGTCTCTCGAACAGGTCATCGCGGGTTCGAGTCCCGCACACCCTACGCAAAAGAAACGGTGCGGCAACAGTTTCCTGTTGCCGCACCAAGGTTTTCGGTGGCTACACGTCCGGGGTTACTTCTTCCGGTGTGCCCGCGACGATCGTGAACCGTTCGGCTAGACCCGCGACCACAACCAGTTGCAGGTCCGCGCTTTGTGGTGAGCCGCCGTTGATGGTGGCTTCGGCGTGGACGTTGGCTGTGCCTAGGGTGCCGGTGGCGGCTGCTACGGCTGAGCCGTCGCCGTTGTCGGTGAGGTTGATGATGGTGGGGTCGTCGACTGTGTAGGTTACGGTGAACACCGCTGGCGGCGAGGTCGGGTTTCCTACCTCATCGGTCCATCCTGGTGTCAGCGCAACCTTCTGGTCTGCTAGCAGATCCATGATGAGATCTACCCTTCCGGTAGCTGGTACTGGTGTTCCCCGGACTTGTCGGTCGGCCGCGACAGTGTTGGTTACTGGGCCGATGTGCCAGCCCAGTGTTGGTTGCCGCAGTCCTTTGACGATCCAGCGTGTTTGGACGATTACGTCGCCCATGTCCACGAGCTGGCCGTCTAGGTGCTGGTTGGGCACGTCGGCATCAGTCCTTCCATGCGCGGGGCTGCCAACATAGTTTACCAGGGATACTGTGGGTCAAACATGGCCTCTGCCTGCACTTACATGAACATTGGGATACTTTGAGGAGGTTGACATGAGCGAGTTGTAGGGGCACCGGCCCCGCTCAGGAGGAACTCATGTCTAAAACGGACAAGACACGCCCGTATTGGGTGCAGTTGACTGACAGCCTTAAAGAGGTGAAGGTCAACATCGACCACAACTGCAACGGCCGTGAATGCACGCCTAGCATTTGGATGCCGCCGACCCGGCGAGGCCCATGGCCAAGCATCAGCGAAAGACTTGCACGGTGCGGCATCTGGCCGCGCTATCAGGACAACGACAAGATCTACGGCCGCCGCCCCAAAAACCCGGACAGGCGCATGCTTTCCAAGGACGGCCGCGCCCGCATGGACCTGCGGCGGCTGCGGCATAAGTGGCTGACCGCCGTGGAGGTGGAAGACATTGACTCAACAGAGAACGCCCCCACCCAGCGGTGGCTCTGGCAGTGCTGGTACTGGGACTGAGCCGCCGGTTCCGCCGGGGGTGGGGTTCATGTGCACGGATGCTGACGAATGCGTTCCGGCCCAAGGCATCCACGTACATGCCGAACAGGCTGAGTGTGTGCGGTATCTACGCAATTGGCATGATGGCCGGTTCGCTGACATCCGCGATGATCAGTGTTGTGTCTGCTATTTCGAGACGTTCGACTGGGGCGAAGACGCGGTAGAGTCCGACCAATGACCGAGCCTGTGCAAAGAACGTCAACCGAGTCCCGCTGCGACGCGTGTGGGACGATTCGTTTCACCTTCGACCCGCCGATCGAGCTGGAAGAGTCGGACGAGATTCTGCTCGACGAGGTGTGGGCGGTGTTCCGGCAGCTGAAGCTAAACGATCTGTGGTTCAGCTACATCGATAGTTTGTTCTACACCGAAACGTCGGCGCTGACGGAGCTGAACCGTCAGGCGGAGCGCCGTGCCGGGGTGTGGGAGTCGCAGCATGATTTCCGGTTCGCGGACGGGGAGTTGTTGTGTGCTGCCAAGGTGAATGTGCGTTTATGATGGCTTGGTGTTCTGCCTCTCGCCTGGCGATGCAGTTCACCTTGCGGGTGCCGGGTGGTGACTTCCTCCCCGTCGTGCTTCCTGGCACCCGTCATGCTCCTGTGACCGAGTGGTTGAGGTAGCGGCCTGCAAAGCCGTGTACGCCGGTTCGAGTCCGGCCAGGGGTTCGGCGTTAAGGGGTTTAACTAGCATGCCTAGCTCCGCCCTAAGCTGCAGCCATGATCCTTTTAGTTACCTTTCTGGGGAGTTGCAGCTGCGCTTTTAAAGACTCAAGGTGACCAATTCTTTTGGAGCCCGACGGCTTGGTCGCCTTGAGTCTCTTCCCTTCCTCCCGAAGGTATAGTAAGGTAGTTTCCAGACATAGGGAGGAAGCAATGAAATCATCCGACTGGAAACAACTCATCAGCGCCTTAGAAAAACTCGGCTACACCTTCAAACGAGGCGGCTCCGGCCACTGGAAGATCTACAAAAACGACGCATACATCACCACCATGCCCCACAGCAGCAGCGACTACCGAGCCATACGAAACAAAAAATCCGACCTGAGACGACTAGGGATTGCGATATGAGCTACGACCTATACGCGCTGCCGAACGGAGACCTACTCAAAACCCACAGCGCACGCCTATGCGACGGAAACATCTGCTGCGTCCACAACCCCTCACACCACATCATGATCGGATTCCCGCAACACTGGCGCAGCGACCGCAACCTCATGGAACGCACCTGCCCCCACGGCATCGGACACCCCGACCCAGACGACATCGCCTACAAACGCACCATCTTCGGCGACCGGTTCGCCGACGCGGAATCCGTCCACGGCTGCGACGGCTGCTGCGGAGGCTGGACACCACCCACACCCGAAACCACACCAACACTGTGGGACCTCACCCGCTGGGCAGCACTGGCATGGTGGGAATGGATCAAGAGTTTCTTCGCACGCGGATGAGATGAAAATTACGGCCAGCATGACGAAACGCCGCCGCCCGCTCCCGAGCCCGAACCCCATGCGGATCCGGCTCAGGAATAAGACTGATCCGACCCTCCTGCAACAGCCTGCCGATCGCCTGATCCTGACGTTCCCGCGACATACCCTCCAAGTTGTCCCGCAGCCTCGCCAGCGACACCCACTCCTGCGAAATCGGCATCATCTGCTGCGTTAAACCAAGGATTCGGTTGTCATCGCGGGCTGCGCCAGGCGAAGACGACACCGTACGGCTGCCGCCGCCACGCCCGCCCATCACGCCGCCCTGTAGATCCGCACGTAATGCTCGTCCTGGCCGCCCACCCGCAGAGCTCCGGCCCGGCGGTGTGGCGTCAATGTCTTCTGATTGTCCTCGGCGCGCAGCGACAGCACCCTGTCCCGGCCTACGCTCATGCTGATGATCAACCGGTCGAAGTCGGCACGTGACATCTTCATGCGCTCACGCAGATCAGCTATGGGCACCCAGATGCTGTGGACAGGCATTTCCCGGATCAACGTAAGCATGTTCGCCTGCACCTGCTGCTGCAGTCCCAGTTGGGACTGTTCGCGCCGCAGCGCTTCGAAGTCGGCCTGCATCTGATTGCGGCTGACCGCGCTGCCTCCGCCACGCCCGCCCATCATGGCCGCCTGATTTGGACGATGTGGTTGTTTTCGTTGCCCATCCGTATGGCGGCTTTACGGTCACGCGGGGTGAGGGTTTTCTGGTTCTCTTCCGGCAGGATTCTGAGCGTAGCGTTGGGGCCTACGCTCATGTTCATGATCGTGCGCTCGAAGGTGTCGCGTGACATCCCCGGCATGGCGTCTTCCAGGTCAGCGATGCTCAGCCACCGTTCAGGACCCCGGCCTTTGCCCGCGAGGGTGTCCCGGATGGCTTGTTCCACTTGAGCTTCCGGCCCAAGCGCAGTGGTTGATTTGGATGGTCCGCTGCCGCCTCGGCCGCCCATCACTCACCTCCACCGGGTGGGGTAAAACTTGAACAGGTCACCATAGTAGTCGCGGTCAACTATGTCAGGTAACTTGCCATAGACAAGTATCTTTGCCGGCTCCAGTTGATCAACCATCTCTCTCAGGCCCGAGGCGAACGCGCCCTGGGCCTCTTTACGTCTGACCACCCCAACAGCCGACACCGCAACCGTCGACCACTTCGGCAAACCAGCGAAGCAAAACTCCCACGAATCCGGCGTCGACCAACCCACCGTCGGGATCACCTTCACCCCATGCTGGATCATCCACGCACCGCACCACCGCGCCCGGTACACCTGCCACAGCTGCATGATTTTCGGCATCTGCGACCACATCGAAAAGTCCGGTGTCAACGCTGTCCCGACACGCTGCAGCCGGGTGATCGGCCGGGTCGGGTTGGTCCACAGCGTTTCGAAGCGGTAGTCGTCGAGGAAGAAGTGGACGCAGGCATTGTCTGGCGGGTTGGCGCAGGACCAGCGGTCGTTGTAGGCCAGCAGATGATCCGGGATCTCCATGGTGGCGGGCAGATCGGGGATGCCCCACTGGTTCGACGACTTGAACAACGCGCGGGTGTTGAGGACGTCGAAGTTGCCGGGCATCTCCGACCATTTCCACGAGGAACGCGTCGGCCCCAGCGAATCGAGCAAGGTCATGGACGTGAGTGTAGATGCGGACAAGCCCCGCCAGGGTGGATGGCGGGGCTTGTTTTCGTTGGTGGCGGTGACCGGCTCTGCCCCGGCGACCTCCGGGTTATGAGCCCGGCGAGGTACTGACTCCTCCACACCGCACACAGAGCATAGCAGGAAATTGTCGGACCGTCGCAGTAGTGTCTCCTGCATCAGATCAAATACGGTCTTTGCAGGGAGAACACATGAAGCTGTACCGAGTCACCGTCACCCGCCGCGCCGACGGCAAGATCATCCGCCGTCAGGTATTCACCAAACCCGCCTCGGTCAACTCGTTCAAAGGCTACTGGGGCAGCCGCTGGGGCGGCTCCACCGGCTACACCTATGAGGTGGTCGTAGAAACAGCGTTCGTCACCGACTGGGCACCGTACAACCCCGAGGTCGAAGCCATCGACAAAAAGATCGACCGGCTTAACGGTTCGGTGACCGCCGAAATGTTGCACGCCACCGCGATGCGGCTGCTGGCCGAAGTGGAAACACGCCGGGCTGCAGTGTGACCCGCACCGTCTGCGTCGGATGCCACAAACCCTTGATCGAATCGGTGGAAGGGTTCCCGTGGCATCCCGGCTGCATCCCCCAGTTCACCGAAATCCCCGGCACCAAAATGACCCCGTTCGACATGGAACTGCGCGAAGACCTGATCGCGATCATCCGCTGGGCGTCCAACCACGCCGCACGATCCAAACAGGTGGCCCTGGGCTGTTCTGAAGTGGGGCATGACTGTGATCTGCGGCTGGCCTACAAGATGGCAGGCGCGCCGGTCACAGGGTTCGGCAACGACCCGTGGCCTGCAGTGGTCGGCACCTCCATTCACTCCTGGATGGAGCAGGCCATCGCCGACTATCAGGCGGTCCACGGCATCTCCGAATGGATCACGGAGATGGAGGTGTTGCCGTCGCCGCTCGTGAAGGGCCACACCGACTTGTACCGCAAGGGTTTGGTGTTGGACTGGAAGTTCCCGTCGCCGGACAACTTGAAAAAGATGCGCGACGACGGGGTGCCGTGGCAGTACCAGGTGCAGGTGCACCTGTATGGGCTGGGGCATGTGAACGCGGGCAGGCCAGTTGACCGGGTTGGCATAGTTGCTTTAGGCCGTCAGGGTTGGCTCAAAGACATGTTCATCTGGACAACAGAGTTCGATGCGGGGATTGCGCAGGCGGCGCTGGAGCGGATCTATCGTATAGGTGGGCAGCTGATCGACCTGGACATCGAAAACCACCCCGAGGCGTATGCGACGATTCCCCGTACACCTAGCCGTTTGTGTGGCTGGTGTCCGTGGTTCCGCCGCGACGTCACCAAGGTTTCCGGGCGGGGCTGCCCCGGCTACACGGCATCCTAGGAAACCATGAAACTTTTGAATCTTTCGAGGAGAAGATCGAGATGACTAGTCCATTCACGACAGTGCGCCCGGCCGAAGAGGTTATGGGAGAACGCAAATATGTTCCCATGGCCCGGACCCGGGGCAAGCTGATGATCGTGCGCCCGCTGGAATACCAGGCGACCGGGTTCGTCACCACCCACAAGCCGGAAGGCACCGATGTTGTGTTCTGCGACATCGCGGTGCTGGACGCGATCCCGGCGGCGACCGACGAGTACGGGGAGCCTTTGCCGGGGTTCGCTGCGGGGGAGCAGTTCCGGCGGCAGTCGGTGCTGCAGGGGTATTTGAAGGGGACGTTCAAGCGTTACATCGGCGGGACGTTGATCGGGACGATCTACTTCGGGCCGCGTGAGAAGGGCAAGCCGCCGATGATGTGGCAGGACCTTTCGGCGGATGCGGCGTGTGTGCAGCGGGGTCAGCAGTTTTTGATGGAGCACCGCGAGTTTTTGGTGCCGGTGGAGGCTGCGTTTGCGCCTGCGGTTGCGGAGGTCCCTGCTGGGCCTGCACCGTACGTCGCGCCGGTGCCAGCGCAGCAGCATCCGTACGCGCAGCCGGATCCGTATCAGCAGCCTGTTGTACCGGCCGCTGCGCCTGCTTCAGCGCCGGTGGCTGGTCCTGTGTATCAGCAGCCGCAGGCGGATGCTGGGCAGCCGTTGACGACGTTGCAGCAGCTGCGGGCGGCGAATCAAGTCAATCACCTAGGTCAACCTCAATCGGAGCAGGTGCCGTTCTGATGGATTGTTCAATGCTGCCAATGGATTTGACTGGTGCGACGGTGATTGTGGCCAAGCCAGGCGACGCATTGACCTTCGTCATTGAACATGAGATGCCGCCGTGGGACGGCGACCAGATGCTCGCGGCCCTACACGAAATGTTCCCCGACAACAAAGTCAACATCGTCTCTTCCTGTCAGGCGGTGATCCATGAACCCAAGCCCGAGTGATCACCAGTGGCTGACCCTGCACCGCATCGACGACGGCGAAGTCTGGTACAACAGCGGGCAATGGTGGGCCAAAGGCACATACCGCGACGCCAAGGTCACCGGACAGGTGAATCGACTATGGCAACTTGGTTACATCAAGCTACCCGAAAAGCTGGTGTACCTGGCCAAACCGGCGATCACCGCCGAAGGCATGGAGATCCTGAAACGCCGCAGCGTCTACGACGTGCTGGAACGCGTCGGGCGGCGAGACAGGTGAAGCCCTACGAGTCGTGGCTGTTCGGGCTGGCCCTTATCACCGCCTTGTGCGGTATCGGCTTCGCGTTGCTCAGTTATGCGCGCCCTGCGCGGATATGCCTGGCCTTCGCGTTGATCGATGTGATTCTGGCGGCGGCCCTGGTTGCTGCCGCACGTGTCTGGAAATAGTGGTGGCCCCCGCCGGACGCAAATACGGCGGGGGCCGAGAGGAGAGCTGGGGGTTCGGGGATCGAGTTCCGAACTCCCGGCGAGGCCCACAGTAGCAGTTGTGCGACCTATGGGCCAGTGTGCGATCTTGCGGTATGCTGATCGTCATTCGTCCGGGCCGCCTGTTACCGCAGGTAGATAGCCCGATCGATGCCTTGAGCCACCACCGGCAGGTGTTGACGAGGAGAAGCCTCTGCAGGTGGCTCAGCAACCATGTGAACATTGACGTAGTTCGCCGTTTAGTTTACGGCAGGATCGAGGGCATGTCAAAGTGAGTCAGACCAAAGACATCCTGGGGTCCGCTCTGACGTGGCAGGAAGCAGGCTGCAGCGTCATCCCCATCCGCTCCGACGGAACCAAACGCCCCTACGTCGAGTGGAAGCCCTACATGACCATGAGGGCAGGCGAACAAGGCATCAAAGGGTGGTTCCACCCAACCCACCAAGGCAACTTCGGCATCGGCATCGTCTGCGGCCAAATCTCCGGCAACCTGGAAATGCTCGAACTGGAAGGCCGCGCCTGCACCGGAGACAACATTTCGGCCGTCGCCGAACAATGCTCCCAGCGCCACGTCCACGACATCTGGTTTTCCCTGCTAGAAAACGGATACGCCGAATGGACCCCGTCCGGCGGCCTGCACCTGCTGTACCGCGTAGAAGATCATCCGGTGCCCGGCAACACCAAGGTCGCCCGGCGCATGGCCACCGACGAAGAACTCGCCGCCAACCCCCAAGACAAAATCAAAGTCCTGGCTGAGACACGAGGCGAAGGCGGCTACGTCATCGTCGCCCCCACCGGCGGCGACTGCCACCCCACAGGAGACTCCTGGAGCGTCGCAGCCGGGCGCATAGGCCAAATCCCCACCATCACCTGGGAGCAACGCTGCGCCCTTGTGGAGGCCGTCAACGCCGCCCTGGACCAGATGCCCACCCAGGAGATCACCCAAGTCCGGCCGCATCCCTCCACGCTGCTGCCCGCCCGCAGCGACCGGCCCGGCGACGACTTCAACACGCGCACCTCGTGGGAGGAAATCCTCTTCCCCCACGGCTGGAGCGTGCACCACCGCACCCTCAAAGAGGTCTACTGGACCCGGCCCGGCAAACCGAAAACAGAAGGCTGGTCAGCGACCACCGGATACTCTGAGTCCGGCGACCGGCTCTACGTCTGGTCCACCTCCACAGTCTTCGAATCCGAGAAGCCGTACGACAAGTTTTCTGCCTACACACTGCTGGAGCACAATGGCGACTTCGCCGCCGCCGCAAAATCCCTTGCCGGACAAGGGTTCGGACAACCCAGGGCTGCCGCCGCCGCCTCGTATGTGGCGGGAACTATCACGCCCCCCGCTGTGGCAGCGAGCGTGGTGCCGGTGCGGGTGCAGACGCCGCCCTCCCCGGCGGTGGCCACGGGACAGCGGTCCGTCGCGATATCGCAAGCTGCTGTAGCCGCAACAGCAACGCGGCCGGTGGGGATGTATCAGCTGGCGCAGTGGACTGCGGATTGGGGGCAGCCGGTGGCTTTGCCTGGCGCGTTCGTCTGTGAGGATCCTTCGTATCAGGGGTTCGGGCGGATCTTCGGCGGCGTATTCGAAGACACATTTAAATTCATTCCCGAGAAGAAGAGGTGGGCCTACTTCAACGGCAGCACCTGGAAAATCGACAACGGCAACCGCGCCGAAATAGGCGCACGAGTCCTATTCGAAATGGCCCAAAACGAACTGTGGCAAGCCAAACTAGAAGGCCAAAACCACCCTGAACTAGAAAAATGGCTGAAACGGGTCGCCCAGTCCTCAACCGACAAACTGTTCCACTGGGCCAAATCAGACCCCCGCGTCATCGCCGAACCCCACCACTTCGACGCCAACCGCCACCTGATCAGCCTAGCCAACGGTGTCATCGACTTAGACGGCCTGCACTTCCAACCAGGCCACGACCCCAAAGCAATGTTGACTAAGCAAATCAACGTCTCCTACGACAAAGACGCCGACGCTCCACAATGGACACAGTTCCTGCAGCAAGTCCTACCCGACCCCGAAATCCGTGGCTACGTCCAACGCGCCATCGGCCACACCCTCATAGGCGACGCCGACCGCCGCGCCCTGTTCCTACTCCACGGGCCGTCAGGCACCGGCAAAAGCCAGTTCGTGCGCATGATGGAGTTGATGTTCGGCGACTTCGCCGAAACCGCGTCAGCTGTCACCTTCAACTCAGCCTCAAAAACCGCGACGCTGACGAACGATCTTAACGACCTGCGCGGCAAACGTTTCGTCTCCCTCTCCGAACTGGATGAAGGGGAAACGCTCAACGAATCGTTGGTGAAGCGGCTCACCGGCGGGGACACAGCCAAATCGCGTGGCCTCTATCAGGAAAACGCTTCGTGGCGGGTCCAGTTCGTCATGTGGATGGCGACGAACCACCTTCCGCGTCTCAACAGCGACGACAACGCGATCTGGCGTCGTGTGAAGCCGGTGGCGTTCAACACCGTCATCGCCGACATCGGCGCGGAAACCGTAAATTTGGCGGAGAAGATCTTCGCCGAGGAAGCGTCGGGCATCCTTAACTGGATGTTGGAAGGTGTCCGCGCTTATCAGGAACACGGCCTGGACGATCTCACCCAAATCTCGGACGCTGTGGCCGCCTACCGTCACAGCGTTGACCCGGTGGCCCAGTTCATCGACGCCGCGACGGAAGAGCATCTGATCGCTGTCGTAGAGGATGCGCAGATGCCAGTGCGGGTCATGCACGGCGTGTTCTCCGAGTGGTGTAAACGCAACGGCATCGGACGTCCTTTGGGGGAGCGCAGGTTCTCCGCCCGGATGGAATCGTTGGGGTTCCGCAAACATCGGATCGCCTCCGGGATGGTGTGGGTGGGTGTGGGCGGCGGGTCGCATGGGCTGCTGGGCACCATCGACCACATGCTAGCCAGGGTGGGCGCAACATGAGACCCGACGGTGTAGCACCCGCTACGTGGCGGGTGGTGCTGTCGGACTGGTACAACCAAAGCCTGACGGTCACCATCACCCTGAAAAGCGGGCAGACGTTCACTGGCAAGGTGAAAGGCCACCCGGCGCATTGGCTGCACGACATGGCCACGCTGGAGACCGGCTACCCAAGCCTGGGCGAGAGGCACGTCGTCTACAACATCGACCTGAACGAGGTCGCGGCGGTCACTGCTTCCACATAAAAGGACCCCTGCACCATTGCCGCCACAGCAGGTGCAGGGGTCCCGGTACCCCCGGCTAGTCCGCAGGCCCAGCCGGGGGTTGGTGGCCGGGGGCATCAGCCTGCGCGTCACCCTCTAGTTGCGCGCGGCGTGCCTTCAGCTCGGCCACCACCTTTTGGAGTTGTTCCAGCGGGACGCCGGACATGGCCGCGACTTCTTCTTGGCCGATGGGGTCGTCGAGTTCGGAGTTGGTGGGCAGCCAGCCTCGGTCGATGGCTTTGTTTGCGGCGGCGGCGAGCTGCCCGATGAGGATGTTGATCAGCAGGGATTTGTGTTGTTCGTCCAGGCCGAACACCAGTTCTGCTGCTTCGAGGGCGTGTGCGTGGATGTGGGGGGCGTGTTCGGGGTTTTTGGGGTCGAGCATCTGGGCTGACATGGTCAGGTAGAACAGCCGGTGGGACACCTGGCGTAGGTATTGCAGGGTTTGGTCGTAGGCGGCCAGCAGGGCTGGGTCTATGTCGCCTAGGACGCGCAGCGGTGGTGGCGCGTCGATGCCGGACAGGTCGTCAGGGATGTCGGTCATGAGGGTTCCCCTTCGCAGTCGTGGTCGTCTGTGCAGCCGCCGCAGTAGAGGTAGCCGCATTCTGGGCATTCTTCCACTTCGTCGCCGGGGTAGTCGGTGGCGCAGTTTTCGCACATTTGCATGTCTTCGTCCATTTGCGTCTGTCTCCTCGATCCGGGTTGAGTGTAGTCGGCTCAACGTTTGGTGATCAGGTGCATGACCGCGGCCATCAAGATCAGGATGATCATGACGCAGAACGGCAGGGCTGCCGCCGCAAGCATGGTTGTGTTATCGTCCATCGCCCCGATTCTACCTTCCTCTACCTTCCTGTGTCTAGCCGCCAACCCGGGAGGCGCAGACTCTCGCCTGGACATCGAGGGATGCCGTTACGAAACATGCTCTGAGCTGGTTTCTACATCGCC